ACACCCCCCCCGCCCCCCATCCCGGGGCTGTCGAACGTAAACCAACAGCTTGACCCCGGGGCTGTCGAACGGTATACGCGCGCGCTTCCTACTCCCGGCCCGGGGCTGTCGAACGTAAACCAAGATGTGGCGCAGAACACACATTATCAAGTTGACAGCCACCTAGCACCTTGCTAAGCTTGAGTCATCGGCAAGGGAAACCCGGCCAGGCCCTAACGGACCGCCGAGACGGCCCGGGCGAGTACCTGAGTCCGAACGATCTTTGTGAACTGAATTACACACGGGGGTTTGGCTTGCACCTGCCGTGAGCGTTAGCAGCGTTCACCGTTTGCCCGTGTCGGCTAGGATGCGAACACGCCGAAACTTTACGTTCGGTCAGTAAAATAAGCGTGCACACATGCCTAGGGCCGTAGGATACTTTGTCCTGACAAAGTTGCTAGTTCAATTCTAGCTCGGCCCACCAATTTTCCGAACAAACCAAATGTGACGCGGTTCACACGCTGTCAGCTTGACACGGCCCCCAGGGTCCGATAGACTGTAGTCACAAGGTCAAACACCACACCGAAAGGTTACCTACCATGCTCATGCTGTCCGACCCCACCACCAACCACCTGCCCGTGCTGCCCCTGCCGTTCCCCGACTACGAGTGCCTTAAGTACTTCTTCGCTCACGTGCCAGGCTTCAACGCCTATGACGCCGCGAAGTGGGCACAGATCACCGAGCGCGCGTGCCACGGCGACCGTACGGCCCTCGCCCGGCTCGACGCGGCTGGCTTTTCCCTGGTGGTCACCACGCGACTCTGACACCAGCGCCCCGGCCCCTCCCCCTTTCCCTCTACACACCCAAGGAACTACCATGATTCGCCTTACTGTTGACGATGAATCCCGTGCTGTGTCCGCGTGGGCTAGCAAGACGGCCCTGCACGTAGGCGTAGACGTGATCTACGCGCCGCGCTGGGCATCACACGTTTGGCTTGCCCCAGATGGCCACCTGTACTACGTGAACGAGTCTGACATTGCTCAGATGCCCCTGGCTGTCGGTGGCCACCGGCTTAAGCAGCTCCACCGCTAAGCAGTGACACACATCACGTCCTAACAAGTTGACAACCACCTAGCAGCGGTGCTAGGCTGAAAGCACAAACCAAACACACAGAAAGTGAAACAATGCGCTACTACAACTACTTTGAGGTCACCAACGCGGTCCGGGCATTTACCAGCGGCTTCGAGGGTGACTTCGACCACACTGCATTGATTGACGTGCTCTTCGAGGAAGCCCCCACCCATCCCGAGCACGACACGCTTTTTATCGAGCGTGAGTACACCGACGAGGAAGTCCAGGCGTGCGACGTGACCAACTGGGTTTCTGCCTACGTACCCACCGACTCAGGTGAAATAATGCTTGCCGAGCGCTGGTTTACGTCGCCTGAGCACGGTCCCGTACACGTGGGCGCTTGGGAGGATGGGAGCGGCACGGTGAGTCTTTCTCTCGCGGCGGTTGAGCAAGGTGGGCTGTCGCCATGGAATGGTGGCTGTCGTTTCATTGCGGACACGCTTAAGCCTGAAACATTGGGAGCATTTGACCGGGCCTACGGTTCTCGCAAAGCTTGGGAGTCCGACCTGGCAACTGTCGAACGCATGATTCGTCAGCTCTAATCTCAACATCCCCGCATCAATGGCGACAAAGCTGGGTTCAATTCCCAGGCGGGGAACGATGCGCAAACAGTGCACACACCAACACACCGAAAGGCTAGAAACATGGCACACACCTACAAGACTGACCCCGACTGGGTTAAGGAAGCGCGCGGGGAAGCCTGGCACCCCTCCCAGTTTGCCCGCTACGGGTCTGCGTACACCGCCCACCGCCGGGACCTGTCGAAGCGCATTCGCGCCCGTGAGCGCCGCGAGATGGACCGCATCATGCGTGACCTGGAAGCCTGGGAGGGCTACGTCCCCACGGGTAACAGCGTGATTCGCGAGTTCGACACCCAGACCGACGCTCACGCGTGGTTTGGCTACTAGGCCAACAACCAACGGGACGGGGGCAATAGCCCCCGTCCCCACACAGAAAGACTGAAACGATGGCATACCGTACGTGTACGATTACCGACTACGTTTTGTACAATTTCGAGACGTTTCCCATCCATAACGGTGTAGTTGATCATAAGTCACTTTGCCGTTGGTTTGGGAGCATCCCCGGCTATGACGTGTTTAAAGCCGCGAAAATGGCTATTGCCGTTAATCTTGTTCTCCTGGGGGATGCAAAGCAGATGCGCGTGCTCACTAAGGCCGGATTCAGCCTAACATTCAACTAACCAACTCACACAGAAAGAAAGACAATGGGTATTCTTGACGATATCGACAGCGCCGCGTATGACATTATGGCGGGCCTCATTGGTGATGGGTTCCTGCCTGTCGCTAAGAATTTCAACATTGCTGCAAACCACAACTACCCGATTCGCAACAGCCAATTTGACGTGTACTCCTACACAACGCGCGTTGCAGTAGTGAACAAGGATGAGAATGGGGACTAGGATACGTTTGTTCACCATTCCACTACTACAAGCCGACACGTGCACCGGTTCCTGACGGCAATGGCTGGCCGTATTGACTGGGATGCGCTTTACAAGTCGTGCAATAAAGCTTGCGACGATGAAACTATTAACGGTAATGGGGAACAGTTTATCAGTGTGAGCCAGTTCACGTACTAACAGCTTGACAACAACCCGACAACCAGATACTATTAAGTCATAGGCAAACCACACAACAGAAAGCGAGAACAACAATGCGAATCAACAAGGACACCATGTCCATTATCAAGACCACCACGGCCGCCAAGATCACATTCAAGAAAATGGCCGTCGAATATCGGGACAATGCCGAGATGTTCACTGCCATTGACGCGGTTGTGAGCGCCCTTGACGGCCTGGCAGACGCGGCTATTGCGTCTGAGATTGGGGACTGAGCAATGGATATGGAAGTCTCGTTTGAGAACCAAGTGTTTATTGTCGCCGCCCTTGAAGCTCACATTAAGTCTCTTAAGGAAGAGTGTGAGCTACTGAATGAGCCGTTGGTTACAAACACAATTAACCAACGTATTGAGGATATTACTCCAATTCTAGCGGCTATGAGTTGTGGTGAGTACGCCCTAGAATTGGTGGAAGCCTAGTCATAGGTATCCCGGCCCTGTCGGTAGGTAAATGTGAGTTCGACTCTCACGCCGGGAACGATGTGCAACAACGCACACAACAACACAGAAAGCGAAAGCACAATGCAAAACACGACATACGCCACGGTCACCCGTTGGACCGAGTACCGTACGCCTAGTGGGCGTTGGTCCAGGGTGCAACACTTTAAGGGAGAACGTGTTTACGCACCGCACAACCTGTCGAACTTTTTCAGTCTCAACTTCCCGGGCGAACGGCGACAGTACGGCTACTTTGCGCAGGGATACCTGCCTTACCATGTGACCGTGCCGTCCCCCGATGGGACGCAACGTAGCGTCTACACGTTCGACTACTACACCGGTCCGCGTGAGATTACCAAGTACGAGTACGAAAGCGAGAACAACGATGTTGCCTAACGAATACGCATACCAGGTCGCTAAGGCCCTCGTTTGTCCTGAGCTTACGGTAGAGTTTGCCGCTGAGGTAATTAACGGGGAAGTCTTTGGTAGCACTATCTGGGACGATGTTTGCACTCTAACCGGCGGTTGGTGCAATGACGCAGTAGTGTTCCTTGCGTGGGACAAGATGGGCCGTCCCGATGAATGGGAATACTTGGAACCTGACTATGACCTGGAACGGGACCCGGCACGCCGCCGCGCCAAGGTTGCTAATGCCCGTATCTCCGCAATGGCAGAATGCGTGGCAGATGCACTTTACTATGTCGTTGACGAAATTATCACGAACGATGGTTGGAAGTGTGTGTGTCACTTGAGGAATGGGACGGCGATATCGACAATGCCGCATGGTTGCTAGATGGTTGCGACGTATTAGGCGTTTACACCGAAAGTTATCTAATCAAGCCTAACGGAAAGTGAGAATTAGCATGTTGCCTAATTGGTATGGAATTGAGGGTATCAAGTTTGAGTGGCGTGGCGCTTGGTCAGACCCGCTGTTGCACTACAGGGGGCGAACTTTCTACAACTGGGATATTGAAGACGCGTTGCGGGAGAATTACGTGGAAGACGGTGGGAACATAGACAATGACCATGAATGGCGATCCTATGTGGTTGACAATGCAGTAGATTATCTTGACAACCTTATTTTTGAGATGTGGGGTGAGTGAACAAAATGTTGGCATTTATCCTACTTGGCATTATGTTCACTGCCAACCTTGCCTATGAAAGTTTGCGCGCTGATTCTAAGGTAATGATGTTCTTAGGGTCTTTTTTAGCGGGCATGTGCGCTATGTGTGTCATTATCGGAATTGGTTACACGATGGGAGCTAATTAACATGTGGGAAGAATTGCTGAGTGTCATTACTGACAAGGCTTACCCGCTTGAATCTATGCAGGAAAACGTGGCGGGTTATGTTGATCCCGACAAGGGCTGGGACCTAACACGTGTTAACCCATGGTTTACCGAACGTGGCTATGAGTTTGTGGGACTGCTTGACCTGTTCTCTGAAAACGAGCCTAGCGGCATCTACGTTAACGTAGACGGGTACGTCTGGCATTGTCGCACTAACGCCTATGACAACAGTATCTATTGGTACTGGCAGACTGATAACGAGGGCGATACCCTTGACGAATTGCGTTTCCTACACGGCTACGCGCACATGTTCATTTGGGACAACGACACAAAGACATGTGAAGTAGTCAACATGGCAGAATGACCGACAACCTGATAGACTAGAATCAACAAACCAACCAAGCGAAAGTGAGAAACAAAAATGGCCATCGAACTTACCCAGACTCAACACGCGCACACTGTCTACGTTCCCGACGAATAGGAGCACAACGGACACACTTTCCAAGTGTGGCAGGACAACTGTGCAGAGTGCCCTATCAAGTGGCTTGACGATGCAAGCGCACTGTGTGTCATTGGCGGGCCGCATGGATGCAACCTCCACAACCCAGCCGACACTAATTGCCCTGCAATGTGGGAGTTTGATAACTCCCATGAAGAACACGGGCGCATCCCCGCACAGGAAGAATGGGAGGCACTTTGCCCTGACTACTGGGTATACGTTGGTTGGCATGGGATGGACGCTGACCGACTGTTCGCGGTAGCGTTCGACAAGGATGTGTACCCTACCAACCCCTGCGAGTCATGGGTGCATGAGTATTCTATGTGGGCAGACGGCTACGTCTGGGTAGTGTCTTGCTCCAACGGTGACTCCCTGGCGGGTATCTATGCCGACAGTGAGGAAGACGCTATCCGACTGTATATCACGGAATATATGGAAGCATGATGGAAATTAAGGTTTGCGCAGTACTACTAATCGCACTCGGCGTGTTCGCCCTTATTTCCTATAGTTTTACAGGCCATGCACAGATGGTGCTCTATGGGACTATGGGCGTAACGGCTGGGACAATAACACTACTACTACTATACAAGGGAGAATGACATGATTAAGATCAACAACCTTGAAGTGCTCAAAGACTTTGGCACTACCATCGCGTACCGTGCCAAGGATTTGGGACTTGAGCTGGGAGAATGGGACTTTGTCACTTACAACGGTGGCCTCCAACTCTACGAGGACTACGAGGAAATGGCCGCCGATGCGATGGACGCTATCAAATCACCAATTGTACTACTCGGCAAGGAATACAAGCCTAGCGAAATTGCTAGGGAGGTAGATCCCGATGGTTGGCAAGCATTTGTCGAACTCGGTATTGCTTATGCAATTGCCAACAACCTGATTAGGAAGATCATTTAACGTTCGCGGTCGCATAGTACACCCTGTTCCTGTTGGCTATCCTTGCCCCTGTCGGTGCATATTGTTACCGCGTAGAACAGAGGGACAACAACAATGACAATTAACCTGGAAGAACTAATGAGTCTACCCGTAGCACCTAAGCCGCTACCTGTTGTTATCCCAGCATGGGAGATAGGTGTAGATTACGGCTTAGTACACGGGCAAGATGACTATAACTGACAACAACAACAACGAAAGTGAGAACAACAATGACTAACATCGAAACTCTGGTTAACAAAATCAACAAGCTTAACGCCGAGATTAGCGCACTGACCGAGGCGCGGGACGCACTTAAGGGGGAACTGTGTGCACAGTTCAACCCCGGCGACAAGCTCACTGTGGGAGACACTAAGGTCACGTTTGCAGTGCGGCGTACGATTAACGCAGCGGCGGTCGAAAAGCTTGCAGCGTTTAAGAAACTGCCTAAGGCAGTGAGGGAGAGTGTCTACGACAAGCCTAAGCTCAACACTCGTAAGCTTGCGGCGTTGGAGCTTATCGACCTGGGACCTGCAACCACTGTGTCGGATGTTTACGCGACGTTCCGATGAAGTGGAACCAGTACGGGACGGGCAACAGTGAATACACTGTCCAACAGGTTGAAGCTGTTGCCCATTCCCTGGAGGATAACGAGTTGGTGGAGTACTCTACCATGTGGCATGAGGCGGTACGCCAAATGCGGGCCGCCGAAATTATCCACCAAAACCTAGGCGTAGGGGCCGAAATAGAATTGCCTAACGGTCTGTCGATCTATATTGAAAGTGAGCGCAAATGAGTCTGAAAACTATTGCTGGGCAGGACTACGAGGATGTGTGTGTTTTCCAGTCCGACAATGGCAACATCTACGTTGCCATGCGGGACACTGATACACCCGAACCTGTCGAACATGTCGGGAATCCTGACATGTTCACCTATGGGTGTGTCGAAGAGGATAGTGAGTGCACACTTTTTAAGCGCATCATGCGGTTCTACGAGGTACACGATATCGCCCTGTATAACGTGGATGTCACGGATATCTTTGAGGGCTACTGCAAGGCTTTCAAGTTCCCTGGTTGGCAAGACTATGACTACCATAACGAGCGCGGCGTGCTGTTCATGGTGCATAAGTCGCTGGGTACCGCTAAGCAGTGGTTGAACTACTGCGACATGTGGGACGTGAAAGACGTGTGGTCCGTCATTGACCAAGCCAAGGGCGTTACTGTCGGGGCCATCTACGCTGAAAGCGGTCGGGACGCTGTGCAACAGTATCTCGACAAGGGAGACAATGCGTCTCTCATCACCATTATTAACAACGCACGAGGTAAGGGGGACTCTCATGTTTTCTGACTGGGTAGACGGCGACACGTTCAACTTGCATGAGTTGAGCGATGACATTTTCAATGAGCAATTTAATTCAAACAACATCGAAGGCTACCAGCGTTCCAAGGATAGCAAGACAGACGCAGAGAACGCTTGGGAGTATTGGGATGACAACAGTCTGCTATATGACTTTCTCGAAAACTTATTTGAGACTATCGGCTTTGTCGAATGGGACGATAAGCCGAGCGACGGGCGTTTCATCTGGATTCAGGATTATGAGATGCTGGTTGTCAAGCCTGGCGACAGTGAGCTGCCTACGAATGTCACTGCGACATTCGACAGGGACAGTTTGTATGAGTGCCAGTACGCACAGGGAGTTGTCCGGGACGGTGTGTTCTACTGCACTGTCGTTGCAAGGGAGCTTAACTAATGCAGATGCCCTGGACAACAGTTGAGGCACTAGTGGAGCGCGGGGAAGTCCCTTGGGAGGGCCAAGACTCTGGGTTCATCTGGGTGGAAGAAAATAGGATCATTATGTGTGATCCAGACTGCACTGGTGTTGACTTTGATACCAAATATCAACTGACGGAAGACGAAATTAAGTCCCTGCCATATGCAGAAGGAATTGTTAACAACGGTGTCTTTTACGTGGCATCCGCACTAATTGAAGGGAAACACTACAATGCAGACTGAGCTTAGGAGGGGATTTACTAAATGACATTCAAGCCTCGTGCCTATCAGGAACGTGTACTGGAAGGCTTGGCAAACTCTAAGACGCCGTACACGGGCCTGGTAGGCGCGGGCCTTGGTACAGGCAAGACGGCAATGAGCGTGTGGAACGCGCTTAATGCTTTTGGGGACACTATCGGGGAACAGATTATCCTCATTGTCGCACCTGTCCGTACCGAAAGTGGTTGGCGCTCGCATTGGAAGACGCTTGCGGGCATCGACATGCGCACGCTGAGCGGTAAGAAAACTAAGGCCGCGCTTGCAGTGTGGAACGATCTGGAAAACCATATGCCCGGCGTGTACTTTATCACCTGGGAGCTAATGCGGTCCCGCAACAAGGAAAAGCGCTGGGACGGGCGCGCCAAGAAAATGGTGTACAAGTCCATGCCCCAGCCATTCTACGGTGTTGAGTTTGGGATGGTAATCGCCGATGAATGGCATCGCGCGTGCAACCATGCCTCGCTCAACTTTGACGTTGCTCGACACATTAAGGCGCGCTACCGCCTCGCGTTGTCGGCAACGCCCGCTGGGAACAAGCCCTGTAACATCTGGGCAGCATTGAAATTCCTATGGCCTAACCATTATGGTGGGTACTGGGATTTCTGTGAAAAGTTCTTTAAGGTTGAGCTTAACCCCTGGTCGGCCTATGGGAAAGACTTTTCGGGGGAAAAGTACCCTGGCATGGTGCGCCGTGGTGCGCCCTCGTATCACGAGGTAAGCCAGGCCGAGGCCAACCCTGAGCTTCCCGGTGTCGTCGTTCACCGCGTGGAAGTGGAGCTGACTAGGCAGCAGCGCAAACTCTACAACGAGTTGGAACAGAAGGCGCTCACATTCCTAGGTGACTATCCCCTGGCACTGTCGATCCCGATGGAACTCGACACCCGCTTGCGACAGATGACACTGGGAGTACCCTCATTTAATGGAGACATGACTGTCGATTACAAGGAGGACTGTAAGTCGTCCAAGCTCGACGCCATGATGGACATTATCGCCGACCTCCCAGAAGACGAACCTGTCGTTGTGTGGGTTCATTCCCAGAAGTTCATTAAGGCTGTCTTGTACCGGCTGAAGAAAGCTGGGATCAAAGCCCTGGAAGTTTCTGGCAAGTCTCGTGGTGACTTCCAAGACATGATTAATGGTGACATGCGCGTCATTGTCGCGCAACACGAGGCCATGTCAGAAGGGGTTGATGGACTCCAGCGGGTGTGTCATACTGAGATATGGCTGAGCCAGTCAAACTCCCTCGTAATCAATGAGCAAGCAACTGGTAGGCTCAACCGACAGGGCCAAACAACAGCCGTCAATCGCTTCCTAATTCAGGCGACGGACACAGTAGACGACCGTGTTCTGGGACGCTTGCAGGAACGATTCGACAAGCTCAAGGCATCTGGCCTAATCTAAAAACAACAAACTGAAAGGAGACATCTTGTCTAGCAACACCACTGAATACAGCACTTCCTGGACCTATTTCATCTTTTGCATCCTGCTTATCGTGACGGGAGTTTGGTTCCCGTCGTGGTTCATGTGGATTGTCTGGGCCTTCGTTGGCTACATTGCAATGAAGGTTGTGCTGGTTGTTATTGGCCTTATCGTGGGAGTGATTATCGTACGTAAGATTAGGGACCAGGGCTGAACGATGGAAATTGTAGAGTTCAATCATACAACAGCAGCAACCCTTATGAAGAAGCCTGTGGAGAACTACTGGCTCGAAGATAAGGTTGCTTATATCAAGTTCACGGATGGCTCGACCGTGGGTATCCACCCGCTTTTCGATAGCTGGGAGGTGTTTGTGAATCTGACTGAGCGCGACAACCTGGATAGGAACAAGTCGGTAGATGATAACCAGACTGCATATGTGTTTAGTCGTAAGGATGGTGACAGCCCATACACATCTCGTATAGTATCTATTGAGTTCGACACCATCCGCTATTACATTCACTATAGTGTGAACAAGGTTGTACGGACATATATCCCGATCATTGAGTTTTACTATTACGAACCAGGAGAATCAGTTGGCAATTACAATTCGTGATATCTACGCGCCTGTTCTTGGCTACGGTTGGGAGAATCTTCCCATCCGTTACAACAAGCGACAGTACCTTGATATCGAAGACGGCCTTGTCACTACGCCTAGTGGCGCGGTCATGGGCACTGGCACACTGCCTAACGGGCGGCTGGTTCTACTCAACGACAAGGGGTCAGTGTGCGCTCAGTGGTGGAGTAGCACAGACGAAATGGCAGTTGTCGATCCGTTCGACAACAAGGTCTTCACTGTGCCATACACCGAGGATCTGAAGTGCAATGCACGCGAGATGGTCTCGCAACATATCAACATCAAGAAGGCCCACCCTATCGACCTGTCGATCATGTGGGTGGACCACATAGCGGGCGAGTGTGGTTTCTACGCCGAAGACATCAGTGTCGGTGAGAACCACTACACTGACCGTCTGAACGGGAGCGTGTTGCTCACACTCACCGAGGACGAGGACGGTAACTACGTCGTGGGACGTAATTCTGTCCTGTGTCGTCTGCTGCGGTACGTCGATGGGGATAGGTTCGCGTTCACTGACTACCGGAAGAAGTCGGGGCCTAGTCTGCTCACCGACACCGGCGCGCTGACGGATTACGCACGGAAGATTCTTGCGTGGGCACAGAGTCTCACACCTGAGCAGCGGGAGATTCTGTCTCGATGAGAGAGTTCATCAAGGCCGCTCGTGACGAGGCTGCTAAGTCAAGATGTGATCGTGCCCATGTTGGGTGTGTGATCGTTGACCGCGCGACCGGTCGTGTGGTGTCCCGTGCTTTCAATGAGACACCACACGGCCTGGAGCCATGCGACACGGGCGGTCACCGAATGATTGATGGGCACTGTGTTAACACTGTTCACGCAGAACGTGGTGCTATTCGTAAGATGCAGACACATGATAGTGAGTACACGCTGTACGTGACTCACTACCCGTGCCAGGGCTGCGCTCATCTCATTGCATCATGCCCTGAGATCGTTGAGGTCGTGTACCTTGGCGACTATCGAAACTCCAATGAAGCCACCGCCCTATTGATGGGCCTGTCGAAGGGTGTTCACCATGCAGAAGAAGATTGTTCTTCAAGTCCCGCCTGAGTATTTGTGGGACATCATTGACATCAACAAAGTGAAGAAGACCGGATGGGAGGTTAAGTCTGGCTCGGATAAGGTCACACGTAAGATACCGACGGTACCTATCTTTGGTACACGGGAAATGTGGAAAACACCAAAACCAGGAGACATTCTGGTTTTTGTCGAGTCATCGGTTGATGACTTGCACACATACGCATGGAACCTCCATGTGATGAGTGAGGCGTTCTACAAGAAGTGGGAAGCCAATGAGTGAAATCTACGACCGGATTATCAAAGAACTCACCAAGCCCTCTGAGCGCGATAAACAGCGTAAGGTTGGTCCTAGCGAATTGGGAGACTTGTGTGAGCGCTGCTTGGCAGAGAAGCTACTGGGTGTCCACCGGGATGAAAAGAACTACCCTCTTGCGCCAATGATAGGGACTGCTTTCCACTTGTATCTTGAGAACACAATCGGCCTCAAGGATTACCTGAAGGAAACCAAAGTCACTGTCGGCACAATCGAAGGGTATGGAGATATCCGTGGCACTGCTGATGGGTTTGATGTTTCTACGGGGCATGTCGTGGACTATAAAGTTCTGTCGAAGAAGAAGATCAAGGCGTTTTCTAGTGCCACATTCTTTGACGAGGACCGTAACCCCGAGTTCTATTCGGACTCGATGACCGAGGGTCAGCTCAAGAAGTACTACTATCAAATGATGTTGTATGGTTTGGGTCTTGAAAACGCTGGCTATGAGGTGAATCACACCTCACTGGTTTTGTTCCCACGAGACTGTACTGTAGAATCTGTCATGGTTGCAAGTCATGAGCTGTGCTTTAAGTACAATCGTGACGCAGCTCTTGCAGTCCTTGAACGTGCTAATCAAATCTTCAAGTGGGCCAACGAAAACCGGGACAACCTTGGAGAACTCGGCAGCCACCCCGGCTGCTACTACTGCACTTTTAAACGCTAAGAAAGGAGAAACATGGGAAAGTTTGATTCATTCCTGAAGGGAATTGACATCGAAGTGTCCGACCCTCGCATCACTGCCCCTAAGATCAAGATGCTGATCTATGGCATGTCGGGAACTGGAAAGACCTCGCTCGCTGTCTCTGCCTCTAAGGTTGAGGAGCTGGGACCGGTCCTCTACATTGACTTGGAGCGTGGTACAGCGCCTGCGGCGAAGTACGGCGACCTGGATAACATGCTCGTCGTCCAACCTGCATCCTACCAAGAGTTCGCAGAACTCTTGGTTAAGATTAGCAACAGTGATGACATGCCATTTAAGACTATTGTCATCGACACCGTTGACCGCTTGCAGGAACTAATCAAGTTCCACTTCAAGGCGACTAATCCAAGGGATTCGTTCGCAATGTGGGACGCCACATATGAGAAGATCATTGATCTGGTTAACAAGATCAGCTTCGACATGGGCCTGAACATCATCTGCATTACGCATGAGGCACGTGAAGTAAACGATGTGTCCCGGCTGTCGCTGATTGGCCCATCGTTTGAGGGCAGGCAATCACTCAAAAAGCTGCCAGGTATCTTTGACATCATCGGGCGTATGACGTGGCATGATATTGGGGACGACGACAATGAGGAGCTAATCACAGTCATGACTGTCCGATCTTCGTCCGAAGTACTGGCTAAGACAAGGTTTGACCCAATGCCCTCAAACTCCGGCAACACGACAATGGAGAAGATCATGGGATGGGTTCATGAGCATTGCGGCATCAAGGAGAATGATGACTGAGTACCTGTCGATCAAGGATGTCTCTGAGATGACCGGGGTTAACCGGACTACTATCCTGTACCGTCTCCGAGCAGACAACAAGACCTTCCCCGCGCCCGACGCTGTTATTCGACACGGGCGGATCAACACCTATGGTTGGCTGCCTAAGTCAATCGACCACTACAACGAACTCAACAAGAAGGAGAACTGATTACAATGGCAATCAATTTCGATGAGCTTATGACCCTTGACGTTGCGGAGTCGATGTCCTTTGAGCCTCTGCCCAAGGGACAGTACAAGGTGGCTGTCGATGCCTGCGAGCTGGGAGAGTCCAAGGCTGGCAAGCCCATGTACACCGTGGACTTTGTTGTTACCGAGGGCGACCAGGCGGCACGCCAGATTCGCTACTGGCTGGTGCTTCAGACAAAGAAGGGTCTCCACTGGGACCTGCCGAAGTTCTGCGAAGCATCCGGCAACGCCTGGCCTGAAGAGCCAACCGCTCGCACTGGTGAGTACTACTACCAGGTCGAACGAGACATCGTTGGTAAGACTGCGACGATCACTGTCGATGTCGAAGACAGTGAATACAATGGGCAGGTCGCCAAGCGTAACAACATCAAGAAGGTTGAGTGGGACGAGGCCAAGAAGAAGTCTAAGAAGAAGGCTTCTCGGATCGAACTCTGATCCCTTCGGGCGGGCCGTATCTTGACAGTGAGGTACGGCCCGCCGTACTATATACAAGCAGAAAGGAGAGCAATGGACCTCACACAGTTCTTTCAGGCAGTCCTCCCAACGGGCGAAGGCTGGACGCCTATCATTTTGAAGGGGCCTATGGGTGGCCTGACCAACTTCCGCTGGTTCGAATTGCCCGCACAGCTTGACAAGATGGTGGCGTACGCGCAGTCTCATGCGGACTTGGATGTCTACTACAGCCCCTTTCTTTACACCAAGCCACCGGCCCTGTCGAACACTAGGCACGCGGCCAAGGATAATGTCATCCATGCCTCGTGCGTGTGGGCAGACGGCGACGACTGCCCGCTCGACAAGCTGAAGATTCAACCCTCTATCACTGTCCAGACCAGTGAGAAGCACTGGCAGGGATACTGGCTTCTCACCGACGCAGACGACCTGTCGAATGACATGCTTGAAGCCCTCTCACGAGGACTCTACGAGGTACACGCCAACGACGGCATGGACCGGGGCTGGCCCCTGTCCAAGAAGCTCCGTGTCCCGTTCACCCATAACCTTAAGAAGGCGAAGCCCTGGGAAATCACGCTCACCGCCAACGACGAGGCTATCACCGCCGCTGAGTTCGCCGCCGAATACCCTCCAATCGAGCGCATGGGCATTGAGGAAGAAGACTTCCCGACCGACATCCCATCCATGTTTGAGGTGTTGGGTATGGTGAATCGTAGCTACATCACGGACCTGGCTACGGATGATTCTTTTGCCACAGAGGAAGACCGCAGCGCGAGGATGTACCATCTTCAGTGTGCCCTCTGGGAAGAAGGCTGCTCCATTGTCGAAGCCTTTGCCGTCGTGCGCGGAACCGAGTTCAATAAGTTCGAACAGGATGGTCGAGGCGATGGTTACTTGTGGAAGCAGGTCAACCGTGACTATGCACGCTGGAAGGCCGAACACACCGGATCAACCGAGAATGATCTCGAAGCATCGACTCGTATCGGGTCCTCGTATCTTCTGAGCGAAGCACGCGAACTCGTGCTCCAGGATGTGGACTTCCTGCACGAGGGCGAAAAAGAACCTATGGGCCTGTTTGTCGATCAGTTCGCAGCATGGGCATCAACCAAGTCTGCAATGGCCCCTAAGCAGTTCCACTACGCCGGTGCCCTCGCTATCCTGTCGTCCATGTTCGCTAAGTATGGCTTTCTGCCTATCAATGTCCAAAAAATGCCACTCAACCTGTACTTCCTTGTGCTGGGACGTACGACTCAATCCCGTAAGTCAACGTCATTGCGCCTCGCAGAGGGCATGATGCGTGACGTGGCTATAGGCATTGGCAAGGGGCCTGACGCTTTCATTGCCCCTGAAGATTCGACAGGTGAGGCTCTGTCCGCGTATCTGCGCACCAAGCCAAAAGAGTCTGGCCTCTTCGCTATTGACGAGGTGCAGGACTTCTTCGCACACGCAGCCCAGAAGGGCAGCTACATGGCATCAATGATGCCATTCCTTACTAAGAGCTATGACGGGTATATCCCCGCTGTCGCACGTAAGGACAAGGGCGGCAAGGTTGCCTACCAGACTGCCACCCCGTACTATATGACCTTCTACGGGACAGGAATCTTGGACCAGGCCGCGAAGCACCTAACGACCGAGAAGGTGGAGTCCGGCTTCACACCCCGCTGCCTTGTCGTTATTGACGACCGGGACAAGTACATCACGTCCTCACAGGATGTGAAGCTCGTGACCGTAAGCGCATCGACAGGCAGGATCGAAGACAAGCAGCGTGACTTCATGCTGTCGAACCTTATCAAGTCGGTCGCTAAGTTCGATGCGCAATTCAGTGCGCGTCAAGCGTCGCGCCTTCCTAACGAGGAAGTCCGCATCCCCATCGAGTTTGAGCCGGGTGTGTTCGAGCGGTGGATCGACTTCTCGGAAGAAGCCAAGGTTCTTGCCGAGCGACACATGCTGAATAGCCGTGAGCTGTTCCCTGGCACTGAGCGTATGACGTTCTCGGTGTTGCGTATCGCTGCTCTGCTTGCCATGTACAACGGGCCGACGACAAAGGGCACTGTCGTTGTCACAATGCGGGAAATGCTGAAGGCTATTTCTCTTGCGTCCATCTGGCTGTCGAGCAATGAAGTGTTCATCCACCATGTGAAGAACAGCAACTTCAGTAACAAGGTTGATAAGCTCATCAACTTTGTTGCGCGCGCTGACAACGGCCTTGTTCCGATTCCTAAGCTCATGCTGAAGTTCCAGAGTGATATCAGTGGTATGCGTGAGCTGAAGGAGATCATCACATACGCCCAAGCGCGTGGAACAATCCGCGAAGTCATCAAGGGCAAGACAAACAATGAACGATTCATTGAATACGTAGGAGGGCAGGTATGAAGATTCTAACTGCTGACTGCGACAAGCTGCCTATTCTTGCGCAGATTCTACTGAAGCGCGCTCGTGTGGTGTCCGGCCTCCCAGAAGGCACTCACGTCGAAATCACCGACGACGTGAATGACAAGGACATTAAGGTCACTCTCGGTACTGTGAAAGGTTACAAGGGTGATGCGTACAAGACGCTTTCACCTAAGCAGATTGTCAGCAACCCACAGTCTGTTCTGTTCCTCGCTCAGGCGTTGCAGTACGGCTACCTTGGTCCTGTTGATCCTGGCTTGGAGCTTGGCAAGGATTGGGTTATCTGGGAAGGCCAAGACATCACCTTCAAGCCAGGCATGGTGATTGCTCTTGACATCGAGTCCGCTGGCGACATCGACAACGACACCTTCGCGGCTGGCCGCATCCTGTCGATTGCCTTGTGGAACGGCAAGTTTGGTGTGGTTATCCCCGAGGAGCTTGCCGAGACAGACAAGGCAGCAGATATCATTGAGCGCCTGTGCCGGGACTGCATTGTCGTCTGCCACAACGGAACATTCGATATGCCCTACTTGTCGAAACGCCTGGGTATCAACGTGTATCACCACGAGGACACTCTGCTCATGCATTTCGTGCTCGACAACCTAGCAGGTGAGCATGGCCTGAAGCCTCTCGCCCGTCGCTGGTTGCGCGCCGCTGACTGGGATTCCGAGGCAAAGAAGTACTTGAAGCACAAGGCACACTTCGAGAACATTCCACGCGAAAAGCTGTATAAGTACAACATTTACGATTCATACTGGACCTATAGGTTGTACGAGTACTTCAAGCCAATGGTGGAAAAGGCACAACAAGTCCTTAACTTCTACAAACACCGTATGCGTGTGACTCGTGTACTACATGACGTTCAAATGAATGGCGTTGAGGTATCACTCGATGCTCTCGATGAGTTGGAAGAAAAGTACAAACAGCAGTGCGACGAGTATCTGGCAGTATTGCGCAGTATTGCGGGTGAAGACTTCAATCCTCAATCTCCTAAGCAAATTGAAGTCTTCTTTAAGTTAAGGGGTGTGTCATCCCCTTCGTATGATGCGAAACATCTGAAGAAACTGAAGCGCGAAGGCAAGGAACCAGAGTTCATCGACGCCCTCCTCGCTTACCGTTATGCGGCTAAAGTGTTGGGGTCGTACATCGTGAATGTGCGTCAAAAGCGTGGTGAAGACAGGCGTGTCCACCCACACTACTTGCCCCATGGGGCAAAGACCGGGCGTTTGTCGGCTAAGGGCCCAGCGATTCAGACGATGGGTCGCGACAGTGGTATCAAGCGTGCCCTTGTCGCTGCGCCTGGTTGCAAGATCATCTCGTGTGACTACTCTCAGGCTGAGCTACGTACTGTCGCTGAGCTTGCGGACGACGAGGCTATGATTGCTGCCTTCCAGCCGGGTGCGCCGGACTTTTTTGACGATCTGATGACAAAGATCTGGCCAGAAGAGTTCCCTAACATTGAAGCATACGAGCAGTTTAAACATGAACATCAAAAGACCGCTAAGAACCGACGCGCACTGGTAAAGAGTGTGGTGTACGGTTGCGTTCCGCTGAACTACCCTATCCTGACTGCTGAAGGATGGAAGTCTGTAGACGATCTTGTTGAAGGTGAACTTGTCTACGCAGCAGACATGGCAACGGGTCAGCTCGTGAAGACACCACTTCGCAAAATCAACCGTTATAGTAATGCACCCGTGAACACATACTCGACTCGTGGGTTCAATGTGACAACAACGGCTAACCATAAGTGGGTTGTGGCTAGTCGAAAGAAGAGAAAGTGGGATGAAATCAATCTCGTAGAAGCCCAGGACATCAAGCACGACGATAAGATCATGCTTGCATACCCCTATCTGTCGAACCACGACGACGGCTACACAGATGAAGAAGTGCAACTTATTTCATGGGTTGTTTCGGACGGCTACTTGCACCGCTCTAAAACCAATCATGAGATTAGGGGCATCCTGATGCACATCATGCAGGCAAAGCCTCAGTACGTCGAAGAGATCAAGAAGCTGATGACGAACTTCAGTCATTCAGTTGATACTCGACCAGGTGTTAACTACGAAACAGCTTACACTTGGCGCATACATGCTGAAGATGCTCGTCGTGTGTGGGATAAGTCTGGGATTGGTGACGAGAAAGAAAATCTCTGCCAGTGGGTTCTGTCGCTTAACGCAAGGCATCTCGAAATGTTCGTGGATATTTTCAACAAGGCTGAGGGCCACTTTAGCAATGGAACTTGGGTTGTTACACAGAAGCACGGGTACACTGCTGACGCATACCGTCTCGCGGCATCCCTGTGTGGGAAGTATGTGACATCATCTGAGTACAAGGAAGGTGGTATAAGCAAGTACCATCTTCGTAAGAAGTCATTTGTGACAGCTCAAAAGCTAGTTGCTAAAGATGCTGGTTCCTGTGACGTATGGTGCCCCACCACCGACTACGGGACGTGGGTGACACAGGACGAGAATGGTTCGATCATCGTTACGGGCAACTCGAACTACGGTCGTGGTGTTCCTGCTATTGCGACAGCCCTTGAAATGCCCATCGACAACGCACAACATGTCTATGACCAATACATGGGCGCATACTCGGGGCTTAGAGACTGGCAGCAGAAAGTTCGACACAGCGTGGGCAGGAAACAAGAGGATCACATGCGACAAACCAAGTTCGGCCTTACGTTCAATCCGCTGTTTGTGTCGGACAACAACTATAGTTCGACACAGAATGAAGCACTCGCTTTTGTTCCACAATCGACAGCCAACGACATCTGCCTCAACGCAGCAATCAAGATCAATGAACAAGTAGGGCAGTACGGAGCTAAGCTGATTGGACTTGTCCATGATGCTACCTATGTCGAGTGTCCAGAAGAAACCATCGAAGAGTGCTCCAAGATGATGGAATACGAGATGGCTAAGGCAGCGACAATTGTGTTCAACCGTGTGCCTTTTGCTGCTGAAGCAGAGGTCGGTAACAACTGGGAAGAGGTGTGATGAACGCATCCAATTATGAAGAAGCAGCTTGCCTTAACGCTCCTGTCGGGCTGTTCTACGATGTGAAGCTCTACGCAGATGTTGCAAGAGTGTTCTGCGAGAACTGTCCTATCAAAGAACAATGCCTTCAAGACTGCCTAGAAGCCGAACAGTATCCGGTGGACGGTAAAAAGTTCCGTTCCGGTGTCTTCGGTGGACTTTCACCTAGCGCCAGGAACGTTTATGCTGGCACAGCATATGATGTACTAAGTGATGATTGGGAGGAAAAATATGCAGATAGTGATAGCAATTGATCCCGGTGTTAACACAGGACTTGTTGTTGCCCGTGTCGAAGAAGAGGTGGAGATTCTTCACTTCGATCAGTTCATCTGCTCGACACACACCGAGACGGTATCGCTCATCAAGCGATACCTTGACCGATATCCTGGTGCCACTGTCGTTGCCGAGCAGTTCGACTTGCGCCCTAGTAACAAGTTCACAGCAGACCTCACCCCTGTGAAGGTCAACGCTGTGCTTGATTGGCTTGTCGATGACATCCACTACCAGACCCCAGCGCAAGCCAAGGGCCTAGTCAAGGATGCGACACTGAAGAACCTCGGCTGGTGGCTCACCGGCAAGGACGTGAACTACAAGGACGCCAACGACGTGAGAGATGCATTCCGGCACTTGGTGTACTACCTTGTACACGAGCTACACCACAAATGGACACTCGACAACGGGTGGCCAAGGTAATAGAAAACCCCCTGGCTAGTTCTCTTTTCCTAGCCAGGGGGTTTTCTCACCCAATCGCCCACAGCAACCACACAGAATGTGTTGATAACTGTCGCTGCTTAGTATAGCACACTCAGCCGATCTTCGAGGCCCCAATGCAGAGGCCACCCCAGCCGATATTATTGACTGGGCTACATTGAATCTTGATAGCAACGTTAACCCTACCAGGGCTAGAGGCGTAGTAAGGCATCGTCGCCAACCGGAACGACGTGACACCCTCAGCATGATTGTACGTGTTGGTAGTGCCAACATTGCTGTACGAACTATTAGCAATCGACTGGAACACGTCGATGTTTGTGTCCTTAGAAGAGTCATTATTATCCAACGTAATGCAGTTGGAGAACAACCACAGCCCCTTCGAAGGCAAATCAATCATCTGGCTAATCACAGCGTTCGCGCCGTGCTGAGTATAGCGACGCCACTGAGAGAACGATTCGTTGTTGTTCACATAACGAACCTCTGGTGCGCCGCCCCAGACCTTCTCAGATCGGTTGTTGGTGTACAGGTACATCTCATTCGTATCTGCACGATAGATCAAGATGTCTACATTACTTATAGCAGCGTTCTTAATAGCCGACAGCTTGGTCGTCTCATCAGCAGCGTTCTTAGCAATAAGAACGCGATTCTGCTGAAGCTGCTTGATGACTTCAGATACAGAGTTAAAGCCCAAGTTCATAAACGCGGGCCAACTTTGAATAACATCATTCGGACTGTAAACCCAGATCCCTTGTGGATTGGTAGCCATGGTCAGTACCTCACTCCTGTAATCTCCATGCGCAGATAGGAATAGTCATCCCAATTGTAAATCAACTGTGGTTTAGAAGCCGAGCCTTCCACACCTAGATATATGTAACCATTGTAGTATTTGTCGAATGGGATGACAGTGGTGTAGTTAATAATAGCGTCAAGAATAAACTTTCCTTCTTGACCAAATGGCCTATACGAAGTATAGCAATGGTTGCGCATGGTGTGGGCCATAGACCCATCCATTACACCGACATAGACGGCTGGACCACGGCTGTTGTCTCGGAAGAGTTCAGCGCCAACAACTAGTTCAAGCGTCCCAGTCAAGGTAAGTTGCATGAACGAACCGGAATCGCCCCAAGGTAGAGACTGATACCACAGGTCTTCATACGTGCCGACACCACGGCTACGGCCCGGATGGAGAATAATCATCGAGTCATTAAAGGGAACCGCCACACCAGAGGTTGAGCGGTTATTGGTGAGAGCGTTAATGCTATCAACTGAGTTGCTGAAGTTGCTCTTTAGTAGCCTGAGTTCAGCTTCCAGTGAGGCAATTCGACGATCAACATCAGTGCCCCAAGCCTGAGAAGGCTGTGGAAGGTTATGCTTCATTATGCTTAAATCCTCTCAGTGTTAGTTCCTCTAGTGTAAGGCCCGTCGGGTCTTCCAGTTGTTCGACACGGGGCGTATCAAAGATGTTCATCACGTCCCATAGGGTTGTCCAACCCTCACAGGTCAGATCGACACCTGTCTCGCTATAGTTCGCGGATGTGATCTGCCAACTATACCTGTCGAAAACAGCAGTGGTCCCAGCCAAACGACCGAAGACCTGCACCCTGTCGGCTAGCTTACGATTGGACGTGAACGACACCAAGTCGTTATAAATCTTGTCCATCGTCGTGTTCTTAGGCCAACGCTCTTCTGCCTTAGCTGGCAGCGGTCGCCCAGTGAAGTCATCAGCGTCCGACAGAACGACCGGAGGGCGCTCGAAGTCGTAGACAACAGACGTGTACGAATCATTCACAGGTGGCATACCAGACCATTCAAGCGTAGTCTTCGTGCCCAGAGCGTCTTGGGCAGTATACATGCACGCGGCATACGCCTTATCCAGGCTGTTGATGAATCGAGAGCCAATCTTCAATGGCTCAGTCTTGTAAGGATAGCCAGTGTAGAAAGTCAAAACCTTTTCTTCACAAGGCATTGCCTGGCCGTAGATGCGCAGTGTCGAATAGTCGTTCTGCCCATCCGATTCAGCAATACGATACGGTCCAAGACGCTTGTTCAGCATCCCGGTAACTGTAACCTTAAGCTGGTTTGGCTCATCACCACGTTCAACAATAAGACGACCACCCTCTGCCACCCACTGAGTGGGTGTAATTGGCTTATTATCCTTGCCAACAACAGAGTATACACTATAAGGCGGTGCGTATTTAGTGGCACCTGGACCCCTAGGAGCCTGGATAATCTGCCGATGGAACTGTCCAATATATGTGGGATCAATACAGGTAGGCTGCCCCATGACGCCTTTAATCAAGTTAGGTGTTTCGAGAATGAACTCCTTAATCTCTCCCGCCTCGACAGATAGCACCTCACTCTTCTTATCAGCATCGAGCAGAGTTTCACTAGATGCGACTGGTGGCCAAATGAGCATGGTCGGACACTCAGCCTTATGCATGTCAGCACTGTAAGAAATAGCCCCATTACTCTCGATGAACCCTGCTTTGTACGTCGCCAGGTAACTATACGTCCGATCTTCATAATAAGTACACTCGATAGAGGATGCAGGCTCAGACTGAGCGTAATTCACCTTGTAGTCTGCTGTGTAACCTTGAAGCCGCGTGAGAACAGAATGGTTCTCAAACACCACAATAGTGTCATAAACCCAAGTAACCTGAAATCCGACACTCGCCAGCCAGTTCTTCAGAACAGACCACAGATTGCCCTTGCCGCCAGGGAAGGAGAGCCAGTCTGGCTCCCAAGCAACAGACGAGTCCAAAAAGGGATTAAGGCCATTCATGACGAACGGCTGCACCCACATCTTCGGCGGCTCATTTACACCTGCCACCTTAAAGAACTCTTGAATAACCTTAGAAACCGTAATATAGTACTTAGGTTCAACGTAGCCCTCAACATCAAGAAGATAGAAAGGATCATTAAGCGTTGCAGACCAGGACCAAGGCCCTGTCGTCAACGCACGCGCGACAGCATGGGTGCGACCAAAGCGAACATCATCAAGAATGACCTTCTTGTTGATTACGAGAGCTGGCTCAATGCCACCAGCGCCTTCAAGATGGTACTCAGAAAAACCACCTGTCGTCATGTCCATGTCCATGGACACAGAATCTTCAGCAACAGACCAAGAAGTAAGTTTTTCAGCCGGAATGCCTAGCGCCCGCATTACCACGAGTAAACCTCCTCTAGCGTCACAGAAGCCGAGAAATGACCACGATAGTTGTTAACAGTCAAAACCTTAGCAGTACCAGGAACGACCTTCAAATTGCCACCACCAGAAGGATACGAGTAAGTGTACTCAGTTGGTGAAGTATCAGGATACTTAGTCAGGCGAAGACTAGCCCAGCTAATATGTCCATCTTGAGAAGGCTTCATAGTAATTTCCCACACACCTTCACCGAAGCTGAAAACCTGATTCTTCAGCTTAGTAATCACATGCAAGGGCAAACCGCCACCATCAACACGCATAAAGCTCCACTCGAACGGGTGCTTATTATCCTCAAAACCATAAGCAAAGAATGTGCCATACCACCCTTGTGGGATAACAACACGTTCTGTGTAACTGCCAGGCTTACTGAGAGCAAGTGACTGCTCGCGCCCGTTCAGCTTGTCGCGCTCAGATATGAACTGGTTATTCATGTTCAGTATGTTCGGCTTAAGAATGACACCAGGGTGCCCAGTAGTAGCATCAATGTCCTTAGTAGGGAACAGTGCTTGTTTGCCCCAATCGTTAAACGCGAAAGGAGTCCCCGCGTGATAATGTAAATAAGGCAAACCCATCAAAGGCGACAGCATGTTGTTGAACGCGAAAGGATCAGCATAACTCACCCACTCGTCGCTCCTGTTCATAAACAGACGACGGAACAAGTCAGCCTGTTCACGGTTAAGGAATGACCACGTAAGCTCGTAGTGCTTATGACCATAGACCGAGCCGTTCGTGTACGCGAATCCATTGAGCAGCGTTGTCGAACCGTCACCCGCGTGAATATTGTCCGACACGGGCGACTCATCAGGCGCGGGGAACCAAGACATAAAGTTCCCCACAGCGAAGTACACCTCTCGCGTTTCACAACCCCTAGTAGACGCCACGGTTACCACTCCTCACATTATTGCTGTCGATGTTCTTGCTAATAGCCCGACCATTCAACATGACTGTCGTCGAAACAGCCCGGACAAGCTCATTAAACTGCGCTGGATTAATTGTAACAAGCCCATCACCGACACCAGCAGAGTAACCACCACCAGACGCCACAGGCACCTGCATCGTGTTAAGCGCATTCATGAAGCCCTTGCCATAGAAATCGACAGCAGGCTGGGAAATGACGTACTCACCACTGCGCAACTTGAACAGGCCCTGCCCATTCGTAGCCAGCAGATTGTCGGTGGTAGGGTTAGCAGGTGGCCGTCCAGGCAGCAAACCACCACCTGCATAGCCGGGGATAGGACCACCCATAAACCGACGACGAATCTGGCCAGCTTGGCCAGCGTAACGCGCAGCATCCGCCGCCTGGCCACGGGTTAAGCCCTTCGACATAGCATTTTGGATGTACTGCGAATACGTCAACAGTTGGTTCAGCTGGTTATAAGCCTGAGACGTATCAGCATTAACAGGAACAGTGACCTGATTGCCATGGATGCCATCAATGCCGGTCTGTGTCGTACCAATAGTGCCCTGGTCAGTGACGTTCTCCTTCACGTCACGAGGAACCTGACCAATCGTCCCAGTCAAGCTATCAAAGGCACCAGCCAGTTCGGTGACCTCACCCTGGTTAAACCCAAGCTGAGTGACCTGTTCAATAAACTGGCGCTTAAGGCTCTGAGTGTACGCCTCGATCTCTTGCGTCGAGTGACCAGCAGCAGCGTAGGCCTCGATCAGTCCAATCATTTGAGACTGCAACGAACGCAGCGCCTCACGGTTAGCAATAGCCGCCTCAGTGTAGCCCTTCAGCGCGTACTGACCAGCTTGGAGGGTAGCGATCTCGTTGTTGTTTTCACTGATCTTGTTCTGACCCTCGTTGATCTTCTCCTTGGCATCATCAATGTCCACCTGCAAGGACTGAGCGCGCTCCTCGTCGCCGTACTTCAAGGCGACAGCACGGAAGAACTCAGCATCATGCAAGTCCTGCTGAGCCTTACTCATGTCAGAAGCGAGCTTGTCGTTCTCCTTGCGAAGGTCCTTCACCTTCTTGGTCGTGTTCTCCACGTCCTTCTTCAGGCTGTTGAGACCCTTCCGGTAATTGTCCTGTGCCGTTGTCGAACGCCACCAGGAGGTCAGCGCCTTGTCGAGCGCAGACTTCAGCCTCGACAGGAAGTCCTCAAAAATCTCCGCAGCGGTCTTCGTCTCCTTGCGGGCATGAGACGACGGCGAATGACCGCTACCGCCAGAACGAGGCGAACGGGAACCCCCGCCACCGCCGCCACCAGACGAACGCTGAGGCTTCGCACGGAAATTCGCAGCACTGAATGCGCTCTTACCAGCATTCCGGTTAGCAAACGTAGGCAGACGAACCTTCGACTTCTGGCCAAGAGTAAACGACCCCTTACCAGACAGAGACTTCGCGCCGCCAATCTGCGACATGTAACCCTGGATAGACTGCCAAATAGCCTGAACCTTACCCAAGAACCCCTGAGCCTGACTCACCGCATTCGCAGCATTACCAACCATCTCATTCAACGACGCATCCGTCACCGAATGATCCACCTCACCCGACTGATACGGCTGGGCAATAATCGCAGCCATCGTGTCACGCTGAGCCTCAAACGCGCTCATGTCGAACCCCTGCGCCGACAGGTAATCAATCGTGTCCTGAATCGACTGCTGAGCGTACTGGTACGCCTCCTCACCAGTCAGACCCATCTCCTCGATACCAGCAGCAGCAGCGTTTCCCATGGCCTGGAAATAGTCGTTGATGGCTGCAATGTTCGCCTGGCCCTCAGCAGAATTCGGGTCCATCGACGTACCATTGGTCTGCATCGACTCATACACCTGCTGCAACGCGCTATCAAGCGCAGCCGCAGCATCCGTCGATGAAAACATTTCATCAAGGACAGAACGAAGAACCTCACCCAGATCCTTGAACTCGTTCTTAGCGTCGCCGATCTTGAACGACGCCTCCTCTGAGCTGTCGCCCGCCTCAGTCATCTCCTGGCCAAAAAGCTGGGCATCATTCAAAGCGTCACGCATAGCGCCACCGACACCCTCAGTCTGGCTCTTTACCTCGTTCAAGGCGCTGATCTGCCCCTCAAACTGCGAAGCAATGTCCGCACGCTTAGTTGCATAAGAGGGAGATTCAGGATCGAGCTTAGCAATCATCTCATTCTTGCGTGCCTCAAGCTGGGCAATGTACCCATCCACATAAGCATCAGCAGCGGTCTTACCGCCGCCCTCAGCCTCCGACGTCGTTGCCAACTTAATGTACTGCGCATAGCTGAAGCCCATGTCAACAAGAGCCTGCTTCACATCCTTCGACATGTTCTTGAAAGAATCAGAACCCTGAATAGCGTCACTAATCAACGCCTGCGTGTGCTCACCGATCTTCAGCGTCGAATAGCCGAACGCCTCAGCCTGAGCATGTGTCGTCTGAACAACCTGGCCGGACTTATCCACGTAGTAACCGAGTGCTTCACCATTCGACGTGAGCGTCTGACCATTCTGCTGGATCGTCGCATTCAACTCGGCAAACGAAGTCTGAGCACCCGAGCCGACCTCCTTCGTGTCTTCAGCCAAAGCCTTCAGAATAGCCGACGAACCACCGACAGCAGCCTTCAAGTTCTCAGCCTTCTCCGACGCGCCCATGAAAGAGTCACCAAGGTACGTCGCAGCGACAGACGCCGCCGTAATCGCACCTGTAATAATCAGACCCCACGGCCCACCAAACATAGCCATCAGGCCAGAGCCAACAGCAGACAGCTTCGACAACGCGCCGACAGCCTGGCCAGCACCGGCAGCCACCTGAGCACCCGTCGAAACAGCCGACGCCGCAGCCTGAGCCTCCTTCGCAGCAGCCGCCTTACCAGCAGCCACAGCCACAGCCGAATCCGACGCTGCAAGACGCTGATTCGCAGCAGCAGCAGCATTAGCAGTACCCGTATTCGCAGCAAGCGACCCATCATACGCAACGACACCAGCCTGAGCCTGCTTCACAGCCTGCCACACCGCGCCCCACGACAACGTTTGCTGACCCGTCGCCTGCATAACACGAGTCTGCATCTGAATGTACGTCGCAGACATCGACACTAGCGCGGCCTTCGTCGCCACCATAGCAGCGCGAGCAACACCCACAGCCGTCAAAGCACCAATGAACGCTTGAATAGGCGCGGGCAGCTTCGCGAAAGCATTCACAGCCAGTGTCGCCACAGTAACAATAGCCTTCATCGGCACCATGAAGCTAGAGTTCATAGCCGCACCAGCATTCTGCAAAGCATTCTGGAACTGCTGCAACTTCGCCGACAAGGTGTCGGTGATAATCGACATCGAATCATCAATGAATGATGTATTCTTCGACGCCCGCTCAGCTTCCTCCAACTGCTCCACATACAAGCCGACACTGTTCGACATACGCGACAGCAGCTCCACGTCACGCACATTCTTAAAGCCCAAGTCCTTAATAGTCTGAGCCTTCTGAACCTTGTCGCCAATGCCCGCAAGGTTCTGCAAGATACCCTGGAATACCTTATTCGGATCATCGCGCCAGAGCTTTTGGAACTCGGCGTCCGTCACGCCGACAGCGCGGGCGTACGTGTGCATAGCGTCGCCGCCCTCAGCAGCAGCTGCGTTGATCGAGTTGAAGATACGCTGAAGTGAGCCTCGTGCCCACTCCTTTGGAATAGCGAGCGACGACAACGTGGACGACAGGGCCAGAATCTGGTTCTGAGTAAAGCCAGCGCTCTTACCTTGCGCGGCAATGCTCACCATCATGTTTGCAATCTCAGGCTCCGTCGCAACAGACTTCGCACCAAGATCGGCAACCTGATTCGCAAGAATCTTGTAGCCATCCCCCGCGCCCTTAGAAGACTCCTGCAAGCCGCCCATCATCTGGCCGAAACGACCAAATGCTGTCGTTGCAGCCTCGACATCCATCTCCGTCACCGTCGAGAACTCAGCGACAGCAGTCGTGAAGTCCTTCAGGTCCTTCGTTGGAATGTTCATCTGCGCGCCGAGCGTGCCGATCTTCGCTAGATCGGCAAATGGGGTCACAACCTTCTGCGTAGACAAATCCGTGTACGCGCGACGCAACTCAGTCAAATCCTGTGTCGTGCCCTGTGCGGTGCGCTTCACGTCGGCGAACGCGCGCTCCTGGGCAATGCCAGCCTGCGTAGCAGCCGACACCAGTGTGCCAAGGCCAGCCGTAATTGTCCCGTAATACACCGCCGTGTCGCGGGCAGCATAGCGCACGTTCTCAATCGCCTGCTCATTCGCACGCAACTGCGCCTTCGCCTGAGACGCATTGATACGCATCATCTGGCGCTCGCCCGCGCCCTGCTCCTTAATCATGGCACGCTGCGTACGACCAGCCTCAGCCTCACGAGCAGCAGCAATGCGAGCGGACGCAGCCACAGCAGCAGCCTCGCGCTTCGCCTCAGCGGTTGCTGTCGTACCGGCAAGCTTCAGCTCAGCCTGCTGCAACGCTGTCGTAGCCTGAATCTCGGCAAGACGAGCAGCCTCACCGCCTTTCGCCTTCACCAAGTTACGCTCGTCTCGGCCCTTCTGCTTCTGCAACGGGAGTGCATTATCCTCATGCTTCACTGCTGCCTGAGCGCGCAACTTCTCAGCCTGCGCCTCGGTCTTACGGGCCTGCGACTGGTTCAACGCCGCCTGGGCCTTCTTCGCCTTATTCTCGGCCTCGGCCATGGCATTTGATGCCGAGGCCACCTCGCGCATAGCCGAGGCAGTATCCTTCAGCTTAGCGATGTGATCCTTGCTCAGGTTGTTCATCGTGCGAGTCTCACGGATGAACTGTCGATATGCCGAAACAGCCTTATCGACACCACCCGAGAGATCGGCCTTACTAACGTCCCCGGCAGCCTTATTCAGCGCACCAAGCGCATCAGCCACAGATCGCAGCGCTGTCGCTGATTCCTTCAGGTTCTTGACCTTCGAGCTGTCGAGCTGCAAAGAATCGAGGACCGTACCACCACGGCCAGATGGGGACTTCAGTGTGGCGACAGCACTCTGTAGCGAGCCAATCTGCTTTTCCAGAGCACCAATGCTCTGCGCCGCCTTATCTGCACCCGAGGCATTAACGTCAATGTCAATCTTGATCGACTCGTCTGCCATTCTTACTCCTAAGAAAAGTCCCTGATACCACCTCAATGATACCAGGGACTCTTCCTACCTAACTTGTTCAAGCGCTTCAATGGGTGTCGGCAACGGCTCTTTCGTACCATCCGAATACTCGACAGTATCCAGAACAGTAAATGAGCTTTCACCTGGTTTCGGATGCTTATGCTCACGATACCTATCAAGCTCAGCACATGAATAGCATGTCGATGTTTCAACATGGAACTCAATCGCGCTATGGTCACTGCGGCCATACCAAAGCGGTGTACCACACTTGTTACACAGACTATCAAGATAGTACTGATACCCCGCACACAAGGCCAGATCAAGCGGCATGTATTCAGTTTGATCCATTGGCTCCGAGTCCATCTCGTCACCAATCCATGCAGGCACTGACCGAGCAAACATGCCAGGAGCACCGATAAACAACGTCGGAGGCTTACCCTCAGCCCTCGCCGTTTTCAACAAGAGAATCATCCACTGGTTCTCCGGTCGGCTCAGTTCCGTCCCCACGAAACGTGGGGTCACTAATTGCTTCCGATACGACAGCGCCGAGCTGCTGTGCATCGTTCCACGTACCGCAGATTTCCTGCCACAGGAACTCGGGCAGGTGGCCACGCAGCTCTGCTGCCTCGTCTTCTGTCAGGCCATTCTTTGATTCACCTGTGGAGTTGTCGATGATCTCGACACAGGAGCGAGAAATGATATACTCCATCAAACGATCTTCACGCTCAACGGCAATAACCGCCCGCTCATCCTCGTTCTTGTTCTTCGTACTGAAGAACTTGTCCTCCCACACGCGGCGCTTCAGAACATTGAGTTCCTTATTGGAAAGCGCACGCAGACGAAGAGTGACCGTCTCCTTGCGAAGAGCCTCAAGCTCCTCCTGAAGCTCGACACCAGGTGCCGTGTCCGTAATCGAACGAGACGCCGGGGCCTCGACCAGTTGCGCGGTCTTAGCAATCTCGACCAGTTGGGCGAAACGCTCCGCGTTTTCAGTGTTCAGCGGAACGTCGATAGACTTGACCGTAGGCTTGATGGACGAGATAATCTTAGACAGTTCGAAAGCCATGTCTACTCCAATCAGATCTGAGAATACCCCCGCACCTCGGAGGTACAGGGGTATTCTAGCAGAGAAGATCAGGCAGTGACAGCCTTATTCAACTGCATAAAGCCCTGGGGCAGGAAGGGCACCTCAAACTGGATCGGCTTGTCCCCGTCACCGAGGACATCCTTTGGGTTGTCGGGGACGACCTTGAAGGCCGACAGCTCTTGACCGGCCTCGACAGGGGTACCCTGTCGGAAGCCGATGCGCTGGACCAAGTACCCTTCCTTCAGGCCGTCCAGCGTCCCACGCTTGAACAACTGGAACGCCTTGTCATAGACGCTGGTGTTACCAGCGGCCTTTTGACCCTTGGCGATCTCCTCACGGAAGAAGGTGAGGGACGCTTCGTAGTTTGCGATAGTTGGGGTCTTCGCGTTACCACTATCGCAAATTGAACGAGAATCGTCAGTATCACTGTCCGTCGCGCCGAGCGTCATGCCCGCCGCAATAGCACAAGAGATATCGACAGCCTTCGACGTGGCACCCGTGTAGGTAGCCGCCTTAAACAAGTCATCAGTATTCGTGATACCATCAGCCGCAACCCACCAAATGGTGGTGTTCGGAGACAACATCTTTGCCATAATCAGTCCTCCTGAGTTGTATTGTCGTCTTCAATGGTATCATCTGCACCACAGCAAGACGGCTGGGTTAGTGGTGTCTTGTCATCGACAAGCTCATACATGTCGGGCAGAACAGAAAGCTCTGCCTCAGACTTCTCGCACACGATATTGGTGTACACATTACGCACACGCATATTAGTCTCCTCTATCTAGGTTGACGTAAAAACTCATACTGTGCTGATAAACAGCCGGACGCAAAGTCGAATCGAAATCCTTAGACGTACCGACAGATGCAGCAATATTGATACCATTCGACCCATCGATCAACACAGTACCAATAAGCTTTTCCTTCACAACCGACACCAGCCGGTTAAGAAGCCTCTTATCCTCGCCATACACATCAATGTGGAATGGGTGCTCATAGACATCCAGGGTGTGCCCGGCAACCGACTTGTAACCTCGTAGCTGTCGATTGATCTCAGCGCCACCGTGGTACACAATGTACAGTGGTGCATCTACCTTACGAGCAAAAGAATCGAAAACCTCAATACCCTTGATGGTACGCAAAAGGGCCAGGCAAGACTCGTCAAACTCTAGGGTCCGGTCTTTCACTTCAGCCTCCCATAAAACTCTTCACGGAACACAGCCGTAATGCGAGGCAGGTACTTTGCAGGGATAATGCCCTTCGTATCCTTGCTGCCTCGTGCCTTCCCGCGCAAGCCAGAGCGCAGATAGCCAGAAGTTCGATTACCGTACGTGCCGTTCTCCTGCCAGGAGTAGTAGGGCTTTTCGCGCTCCCACTTATGCCAGCCGATCTCGACAACCTTGCCGCCCTTAGAAGCATCAACACTGAACGTGTCGCGCATATAGCCCGTATCGACACGACGCGGGTCAGTGCCAATCAATTGACGCCCATACTCAGTAGAGGCAGCAGCTGCAGCCTTAGCAGCAGCATCGACTTTCTTCCAAGCGGCGTCGATGATTTTCTTTTTTGTTTTAGCTGCAACACCATAACGGTCGGAATCAACCGTTACCTTAATGCCTGTAACTCGACCGTCGTACCGTACTGTCTTCTTAGTGCGTGCCATGAGCAGTGTCCCCCGTCTCGATATCACAAAGCAGTGTTACCTGCCAGTTTAGCGTATCAATTTGAGCATTACGCACAACGAGCTTCAAGCCCACAATCCTTGTGTCAGTTGGCATTTCGTCTACTTGGAGACGCATACCCTCAGCAAACGACACACGTACAGAAGGCTCACCCCACAAGTCCTGCGACACAAGCTCGTTCTTGTCGAGATGCAAAAGCTGCACACGATAAGCGTGAACACCTGTCACTTCACCGGCCCACTCACGATTGCGAGCACGCCAGTCCACATTAGGTGTAATATTCGCCCATCCCTTCCACACTGGATGGTTGTCCTTAGCCGACAGACCGTTGTCAGCCGTCCAATCATACGACATCGTGTCGGGTGTTTCGTAGATACTCACCTTCGTATTAGTCAACAGTTGAAGCGGGTAATAAGAGGCGTGGATGAACAAGGGGTGGATATTAGGATTGATCGACAGTGCCACTAGAAGTTCACCGCCCAATCCACAGGCTCAAACGTTGGCTGCACAACATCAAAGCAGAGGTTGTTTTCCTCGTCTTCCTTCGCCTGAGCGCGCAACTGCCTAGCACGGGCGACAATAGCCGACAGCAGCTTAGCGCCGTCCGTCTGCTTGTCGTCAGTCTTCAAGACAAGCAACTGCAAAGCCTTATCCATGCCGATAGCATCACACGCATCAGCAGCAGCCAGCTTTACGTTACCACCATTAACGGCGAGCAAAGCCTCGATCTCTTCATCCGCGAAAAGATAACGTGGCTCGTTCCTCAAATCGCGCAAGTCTTCCAACTTACGCAAATCAGGAATAAGTACACGCACCTGTCCAACAGGTGAAGAAAAATCAATCTCGCTCATAAAACCAAGTATAGCAAGACCCCCGTGACAAAGGGCCACAGGGGTCTTGCTTAATCAGCTAACTGATCAGAGGTGATCAGTTTTGACCACCGGCAGAGAGGACAACGCCGTCAAGATACAACAGGCCAGCACCAGCAATCTGACGCACACGAATCTCGACATCATCATTGTCAAAGCTACCTTCACGGTAATCAACAGAGCCGCCACCAAGCATCGTACCAGTCGCATTGTGAGCGCGAAGCTCCGGGGTCTCACGACCACGCATGGAGGTCTTGGCAATCGTGGTCTTATCGCCAGCCTTACCACCCTTGGGGACAAGCGCCCAAGCGTCGTCACCAACAATGGCACCAATGAGATCAGATTCGACAACCTCAATGTTAGTCAGCGTATTAGTGCTGATCGTGGTCGTCTTGCCGTTGGTCGTGCGAATCTCACGGATAGCAAGAATCTCACGCGCAAGCTGAGCCTGAGCAGGCGAGCAAACCAGAGCGAAACCACCTGGAATGGTAACAGTGCGACCAGACTCAGACTTGGTGTTAAGAGCCTGCCAACGAGCAGCAGTGATAGCGCCGTAGGAAATACGAGCATCCTTGCCGTTCGCACCGGGAATGGCCTCGCCCTTGAACTCGGCGGGGACCTTCGACAGGTCAAGCTGACGACCCAGATTGGTCTTGATGTTCTTGGTACGAGGGTCGAACAAGGTCATAAGGACCAGGAGGTCTTCAGTGCGAGCCGCGAGACGGCCCGCGTCAGTCGGCAGCTTCTCAATCGTGTTCCAATCGTCGTTGACGATTGCCTCGAAGCTGAACTGAAGGCGCGCACCATGCTTGCCAACCTCAACGAAACGACCATCGCCGGTGTACGTCAGAGTCGGGTAAGGGGTCAGCTCAGGAATCGCGGGCAGCGTGTCCTGGATAGGCGAGAAGCCCCCGTTGTCGATAGGCATCGACGCAATGTCCGAGTTCAGCGACAGGTAAGCAGTAGAACGGAAGTCGTTGAGAAGAACCTTCTCAGCGATCTTCGGCCAAATCGAGTCGTAAGACTCGTAAGCGTTAACAAACTGCACATTAGCAGCATTAACGAACATCGTAGGAGCAAGGCTGTCAGTGGTGACAGCCTCCTTCAGCTTAGCCTGAGCGATCTTATCGCCAGCAAACGAGCCTTCCAGCAACTCGTTGAACTCAAGCTGCTTTTCCTCAAAAGTAGTCATTAGTTAAACCTTTCAGCCCAGGAGACGAGTGTCGAGAACAACCTGGTAAATGCCATCCTTAACGGCAGCATTGTATGGTTCCTTCACCCAACCGAGCACAACGTCCGCGCCAGCCTTAGTGAAGGTAATGGTGGGCTTGGCACCAGCCGTCGCAGCCTTCAGGTACACGAGCGTGCCAGGCTTGAACGGCGTCGGAGCAGTGCCGTCAACCTTGAGCGCGAACACGCCACCCTTCACGCGAACCGAGGCGTGCTTGGCGCGGTTCAGACCATACGTCGGCTTAGTCAAAGCTTCAGCAGCAGTCGCGTAATCCGTCTTCTCTTCAGCTGGGGCGACATCCGACACCAGGATGCCAGCAATACCAGCCTCCTTGTTGACGACAACCGCGTCACCGGCCTTCAGGTGCTTCTGCGCGTCGTCAATCTCAAGCGACAAAGTGTCGCTGTACTCAAAAATCTGGTTATCCTTGTTACCCGTCAGAGGGAACTTCTTGATACCCGCCATTAAGATCACTTCCAACCAATCTTAGCGTAGGACTCCTTCAAGGAAACCCCAGCAGACTCATCAACAACGGGGGTGGCAGTCGCAGCGACAGCCTCCTTGAGATAAGCACGCTCAGCCTCAAGAGCGGACTCAACATCCACACCCTTCTTCACAGCTTCACGAACACGCACGACAGCCGCCTCTGGCAGACCAGACTCAGCAATCTTCTTTCCCGCATCAATAGCGGCATCGACATCGACAGATGCCTCTTCGACCTTCTCTTCCTCCTTGGACTCCTGAATAGAAGTCACAACGGAATCGAGCTTAGAACCAAGTGCCTCAATAAGAGTAGCAAACTTAGTTTCAAGGTCGCTGAACTTGGACTCGATCTCCTTGTCCACGCCCGCCTCCTTAGTAATAGAGTTGTTTCGATTTGATTCTAGCAGATCAATAACTGCGCCACCCGCACCGGGAGTGGTAACGAAGTCAACTGAGCGAACACCAGCAAAAACAGGAACAACACCCGTTTCTGCAATTGGCTCATTGCACCAGGCGTTAATGGAAACACCAATGTGCTCCCATTTATCACGGATAATTTCATTCACACCCGAGAATACTTTACAGATGGTGTAGAGTGCGCCGTCTTCCCCTACTGTCGCGTCCTCAAGAAAGACACCAGCGTAGTCACGAATAGAACGCTCGGGGCGCTCCCATTCCTCAGACTCGGTTGGGTGGTCGATGAACATTTCAGTTCCCGCCTTAAACAAAGGCGCAGACTCAGCCAGGTTCTCAGCAGTGTAGATACCACTCGAACCCTGGCCGGGCACGATAATGCGGATGCGGTACTTACCCTCACCAAGAGACTCAGTACCGACAGCCGCCGTTGACTCATGCAGCTTAAGCATCTGTCCCCTTACTCCTATTATCATTTGTCCCATCAGACAGGGGGCCGACACCTGTCGCACGCCCGTCCTTGGTCTCGTCGTCGCTCTTTGTCGATGTCGAGTCTTCCTTGCCCTCATCTTCAGAAGGCAACTCAGGCAAATCCTCCAACGGCAAGGACCCAGCAATCTTCAACAACTGCAACACACCCGAACGCATCTCAATCTGATGCAGGGCACCATTCTGATACGCAAGCGTCAAAGACTGAATACGACGGTGTGTCTGGTCATTGTTAATTGACCCGTATTCAATCGACACCTTGATGCCGAGAGCCGCAGCAATCTCATTCAGCATGTCGATGTGCAGTTGGCGTCGCAGTTCCAACGCCTTAAACGTCGGGTCTTCCAGCGCAGTCTCAGCGCCCTGTCGTCCACCAGCAGAGCCGTCCGTCAGCAACACCGACAGGGGGATGTCGAGAGCAGCCGACACCATAGCCGCAAGAGGCGTACCAGCCGAGAAGTCAATCCCGGCCCCAGCCTTGTTAATCGCCTGGATGTCTTGACCAGCGCCAATGTTCGCTGTGCCACCGACACCAGGACCAGCCATATGCTGCTGAATGGCCTGTTGCTGTCGAGAGTTGACACTCGTCGCCTTAAAGGCCAGCTTTGCCAGGGACTTCTCCATAAGGTGCGCAACCTCAAGATGTTCCTTGTACTTCTGCGCATACGACATAGCACTCATGAGATCAGGCTTACCATATTGCTCAGCGGCAAGGCGGTTCACTGTCGCGTACACAGCAGTCAAGCGCCGATTCACCTTGTAGTTAGACTTAGTGATCTTCACACCCACTCGGTCCCACAGCATGTACCACTGAGGCTCACCACTCACGACAGGATTAATCAGGAGTGCAACGACATCCCCAGTTGCATCATCAGTCGCCACACCACCAAGGCGCATGAGCGGAACAGGCGTAACAGTCTTCGTCGCCTTGTCGATCAAGTAAATGACGCAACCATCCGTGTTGAACGACTGCTCATCTCGAACACGGGCCTGGACACTAAAGCACGCCTTCGCGTTCTCATCGATCACCTTACGGGCCGGTCGCGTCTCGCCCTTATACACGACAGGATCGGCCCACATATAGGCGTTACGGACAATCAAGCCGCGCTTCACAATAGGGTTAAGTGTAGCCAAACGACGTGCGCGCGCAGAGTGATCCCGGATCACATCAAGGGTAATGAGGGAATCAGGACCCTCGACAGCAGACAAAGGCAACCAGCCAATGTCTTCGCGCTTGAGACGCGCTAGGGTGTCGGAAAAGGCCCCCATAGCCTCTCTAAACGTCTGCTCATACTTCATGCTAATTATCCTATCATGCTAGAAATACAGACAACTCTTCCTCGAACATAAAGTCAAGGAGGTCATCTTCTTCTAGCAGATCATCAGGCGAGTAGTACTGGCCTTCTGCATCACCAGCCATAATTGCCCCAATATTCTGGTATGCATAAATGACAGCATCGAGAACATCAGGCGACTTGATGCCACGCTTACGCATGTTTTCCTTCGATTCGATAAGCATTGCCGACCCGCGATACTCATACTTAATCGAAGCGATTTCGTTGTGGAGTTCATCGTCATCCGGCAGGAAGACTCGACCATCAGCGACAGCTTTAGCGAACTGATCGTACATAGCAGCGCGGTAGTTGTACCACCTCGTGCTATCACCGGACTTCGCGTTGCCATGAATACCAACAACAGAAATGGTTGCAGGCACGAAATTGTAGATGCTATCCAGCACAGACGCACCGACACCAATAGCGTCAATACGAATCTCGACAGCCCCCAGCTCCGTGGCCAGCTCACCCACCTTACGAGCAAGCTCAGGGCCATTCAAGCCCTGGTAACGGCCATGAATCTTGATGTAGCCACCCTGATTCGACACAATCACCGAGCTGTCGGAACCATAACGGGCCACATCGACACCAATCGTGATCGGCATACCTTCGTCTGGCTCGGAGGTGTCATAGGCTTCCATCGACTGCATGACACGGCCCATGTTGAACAGGCCATCATCCGACACATCAGGGAACTCGCCAAGGACACGCGCGACGAAACGAGGGTCATCCTCGCCCCATTCCTTCTTACGTGCCTCAACCCAGTCAACCTGCACGAGACGCGTAGCGACTTCGACGGGTACGACTTCACCTGTAAAGTTCGGCGTGTCATACGCGCCGAATTGGATGATGTTCCATGAGCGTTCCTCTGGCTTCAGGCGCATCTCTCGCTTGTAGACCTCGGCCATGTAGCATGAGGGGTCATTCGGATTAGCAATGGCCAGGATGCGTGCAAACTTGTTGGTGGTGATGGCGTCGGCTGCGGTGAAGATTTCCTTGGAGATGCCTCCGGCCTCGTCCATGATCACGAGGACGTATTGGTCGTGGACACCTTGGAAGCCGGACTCGTCCTTATCGTCTGGCTTCATACCAAAGGCGATAGGGTCTTGTCGGTCGCCCATCTTCCATGTTGCATCGGCGTTAACCTTGCCGGGGATACCAGCGACAGCCTTGACACGGGGAATCTCTTTCCACAGGACGTTACGAACCTGTTTCCAGTTCGTAGCCGTGGTAACCACTGTCGTGTCATCGACAGGGTGTGTGTCTACCCACCAGTTGACGAGGGTGGCTGACAGCCTTGACTTCCCTGCCCCGTTGCCAGTAACCACAAGGGTTTTCTGATTATTAACAACCGACTGTGAAACTTCACGCTGCTTAGACCACATGAACAGGCCGTGGTCCTCAGCCCATTTGGCAGGGTTGTTACGCCACACTTCAAGACGCTGAGCATCAGAAAACTTCTTAGCGACAGCACCAAAAGGCAGCATTACTCACCCTCAACTTCCACAGTCGCCTCAAGCAGCGCGGCAGGCTTGTTCACAGCCTGAGAGAACCAGTCAGCCTTGTTGGTCTCTAGGGTACGCTTAGCCTTAGCAGACAGATGGGGGTACATCAGCGCCGTATACTCTTCGAGCACCTGGTTGGTGAACGACAGCATAACATTCACTTGCTTCTCTTCGATCACGCGAATCTCATGAGTCACCGTCTGTCGCTTCAGATTGGCAACCTCGGAGATTTCACGCAAGACAGCAAGGACAGCCTGAAGGTTCTGGCCCCAGTTACCCTTTTCATCAGCAAGACCAAACCTCTCGATCTGGCTATAGGCCATATCGACAAGCGCATCGAGGCGATCAAGCTGCTTGATACGCTGGTTGCGAGGCGACAGCTCCTGTCGGCTGTCGTAGTATGACTGCTCAATAATGAACAGTTCTTCAGACGTGAAGCCTGTCGCCTTAATGATCTTGTTTCGCTCAGTGCCGCGCTTCAGCAGCGACAAGGCCATGTCACGCTTACCACGCAGCTCTGGGTCGTCACTCGTCAGCAAATTGCGCGAGCTGTTCTGCGACATCATTGAGCACATCCTTCACAGTCTTCTCAAACTTGTTGTCTAGGTACATATACGTACCTGCAATGCCAGCAGCCAAGCCAACTGCAAGACCCACCAGGAACCAAATAAACAGCATCAATCCTCCTTCGGCACCGAAGGCAGGTCCTCTACCTTCACACCAGCCTGAACAGCAGCGACACGCACAGCATAGGCATGTTCCTTCCACAGGAACGCTTGCGTGCGCAGCTCAGCTTCCAGATCGTCACGGGCCTCTTGGACTTCTCGGGCCTTCTTATAACGATCTACACACATGTTGATAATAGCCTTGATAACAAGGGTAGCGGCAGAGCACACGAGGCCCGTCAATGCCGTGTTCATACGCTAACTCCTTGTTACTCACTAACAGTTGAAAGGTATTCCTGTCTTGCCTTATTGTACTGTTCCTCAGCCTTCTCTAGCTCACTCTTCGGCAGAACCCCAGGCCGATACGAATACGGCCACACACGCAGAGCACGCCCCAGGAAGAACAATGCAATAATTACTGACAAAATAATAACATGGAGCGGCCAGCGAACATGTGCCGTGGTCAGCACAAACTCGTTAATCGACACCAACATAATGCCAACTACAGCGACAAGCGCAGCGGGGCCTTCCAACCACCAGGACCCTAACCACGCCGAGGGCGCGCCCATAATTCCAGATACGACCATTAGTACTCCCGCGAGGGTGATAACCCACGGAAGCGAACTGTAGCTCGTAATAAAGTCAAACCCGGTCACAGAGATAGCAGTGTAGATAACCACCATCACCGCCGTCACCGACCTTGGCTCTGACATAGTACTCAGTAGATTCTTCATAGCCCTTATTATAGCGAACACCCCCTACCAACAAGTAGGGGGTGTCCACACTAAAAGTCACTCAGCGTCAGGAGTGCCATAGGATGGGGCAAGATACGTGCCACCAGTATGAGACGCTGCCAAGAGCAGCGCCACAAGGCCCAGCAACTTATCAGCCACATCGAGCCACTGTGCCGACTGCTCAGGGGCCACAAACCCATAAGCGACACCAACGGCAAGCAATGCTGCAATGATGCCGTAAATCGCCTTACGACGTTCCGGCGTCAACACTGCCCACTTCGTTCGATCTGTAGTCAAGACTTCAGGAACCATGTCCAGTACCTCCTAAGTAAGTGTTACTTAGATTCTACCAGCTTCACGATTCCATTACTGTCTTGTTCAACGACGATGCGGCCATGGAGCAACTTTCCGTCCTCACCGAAAATCGAGCAAGCACCATCGAGGCGAGTCTGGCACAGTCCGACAGCCATAGCGCCGGTGTCGGTGAAGAAGTAGTCATCACCCTTGTACGACAGCCAGCCGGTACGCATAGCGCCGTTTTCCTCAAGGTAGTACCACTTGCCCTTCACCAACTGCCAGCCGGTTTGCATCTGTCCCTTGTCGTTCAACAGGAACCAATGCTCACCGTCCTTGATCCAGCCGGTCTCCATCTCACCATAACGGGTGTCGTGGACATTATGCAGGAAGTACCAGTAACCATCAATGTGCTGCCAGCCGACCTGAAGCCAGCCACGGTCATTGGCGTAGTACCACCTGTCATTAACAGGGAACCAGCCAGTCTCCCACGAGCCGTCCTCAAGGCGGTACCACCAACCACCGTCCTGCGACACCCAGCCTTCCTTGTTGAGCAGTTCAGCATCAAGATTGTCATAGTACGCCTGCGCCTTCTCGATGTACTCGCCTGAGTACTTGTCACGCAAGGAAGCCGGGCAGGCAGTCGAGTAGAAATCCGAATGGGGGAACACATTGGAGCGCCACTCAGGACGACCAAGGCCGTACGCACGACAGATAGCAGCAGTCAGATGGGCACCTGCGTCGATGGTCTCATCCCCGACATCCCATCCGCCCTCAGCACCAGAGCAGTTTGCGTGCTCGATGCCGATACTCTTCTTGTTCACACCAGGGCAGTGCCATGCTGTGTTGGAATCATGTACGAATTGGCAGATGTTGCCGTCGATGTCAACATTGTAATGGGCTGAAGTCCCATTATTAGTGAAGGCCCCATACACACCAGCATGTGTCATAGCCTTACCTGCGTTGTGGTGGATGACAACACGATCAAGGGCGAAACCACCGCGTCCCTCATCGAAGTTGTCGATCCAGAGGTTCACATCAGCAGAAAGTTCATTCCAGTTCATCGCTTAATCTCCCAAGGACCCATATACGACTGCTCAGCATTGATGACATCAGTAAGGGCTTGAATACCCTCGTCTGTCACAAACACTTGCCTATGATAACTCTTCCGCTTCCCGCCGTTGGTAACAACGGTACGCACTCCGAGAAGACCTTTAGCCTTCTCAGTGGGCATTTTAGACCCATAACCGCGCTTTAGGTACCCAGCACGACACAAGCACCGGATGACCTTGATCGGGCCGATATCGAAAGTTCGCGCGAACTCCAACAGACTTGGTTCCATCACGCACCGTCCACGTCAGTGAAGTAGTCGGCGAATGGGTTATCGCCTGGCTCTGAGAACCCCATGTCGATAGGCACTGCCTCAACATCGACAGGCCGCAGAACGTCCTTCGGCTGCCGAACAGACTTGAAGATCAGCGTCCAGTCAATAGGCATGTAGTCCCCCAACAAGATCATGTCCTTTATGGTCAACGATCCATTAACCAGCTTATTGTAGTAATAGCGTGAAGAATCAGCGCCAAGCAGTTTTCCGTCATCTGCTACTGACAGGCCCGCGTCAGTGAACTGATGTACCACAAGCTGTCGAACAGTGCCTACACGCTGCTTAACGCTATCTGGATGCTTCATTGAGGCACGAGCGGCACGAGCCTTAGCCATACGGGCGCGCGCTTCTTCGAGCTTAATAGGGTCTGTAACCTTAGTCATTCTGTGTCTCCTTCTTCAAGAGGTCCGGTCGGAAGCCGGACCAGTGTTTCTTAATGCCTTTACCTTCATGCACAACGACGACAGGTGCTTGCTGATAACCCAGTGCGCGGATAAACGCCAGCGCATCCGCATCTTCCGTTACGTCGATGCTATTGAAGGGCAGTCCAAGCGCCTTCAGCTTGCGGTACGTAGCCGTGCATTGAGGGCAGCGGGGCTTGGAGTAAACGTCAATCATTAGTTAACCTTTCCGGTTGATCCGAAACCACCCTTTCCGCGCTTCTTATCTGCTTTGATGGGTGGTTGTGAGTAGAGAGCCGAGGTGCCCTCTAGCCTGATAATAACAATCTGAGCGATACGCTCATGTTCTTCCAGCACGACAGGGGTGTCCTTGCTCATGTTGCACAGAGCAATCATGACCTCACCTTCGTATCCGGCGTCGATAACACCGACACCGTTGGCGAGGAGCAGTCCCTTCTTGCTCAGTGACGAGCGGGCAAAGACAAGGCCGACAGAGCCGTCGGGGATGTCATGCTTGTCTGGACAGTACCCTGTTGGTACGAAGACCGTCTCACCCGGGTAGATGACGACGGATGTCTTCGTAGAGAGGTCGAAACCAGCATCATTATAGTGCTGTCGTTGTGGTCGCATTGGTTCTCCTTTGTGTTATTTATCAGGGCAAGATAGAGAGCCAGCACTAACCAGCACTGGCCCTCTACTTATGTGTCAGCGAGTCGTACCGTATCGGCCAACGAACCAGGCCACGGCCACAGTAGCTGCACCGAACAGCAGTGACAGAATCCCGATCACAGCAGCCTCAGAGGCAGCACCAGTCTTGGCCAGCTTGGCTTTCGGGGCCTCAATCGTTGGCGCAGGCTTCGGGGCCGGGGTCGTTGCGGACTCAGACGGCACAGGGATGTACTCGATCTTGCAGGGCACATGGTCCTTGTCTCGGTCAGGGTGGATCGTGCAAGGTGTCTGGGTCGGCGTGGGCGTCGGCTCATCCGAAGGCGTAGACGGCTCAGTAGAAGGGTTCGGTGCAGTAGTCGGGGTCGGCTTCATAGAGCCGTCACCATCAGTGCCACCATTAGAGCGGATGGTCGCCGTAGCTTCCAGCTTGAGACCGTTCACCTCAGCATGGTTGGTAACCGAGGTCTGCCCCTCTGGCACCTTCATCTGCTCGGGCGGGTACGTGGCGCAAGTCTTAGACCCTTCAGGCGCGGTGAACTTAATCGTGTTCACATCCACTTGAGTGGCCGTGACGATCTCAGTCGTGGCCGGGTCCCAGGTTGGACCCTTAGCACACTTCACGTACGTGCTCAGTCGAGTGTCGAAGTCCTTAACGGTGTACTCGACACCGCCCTCAGCAATAAACTTGATGCCCCATCCAACGGTACCGTTGGAATTGACCCAACCAAACTTAATGTTGGAAGGCTCCGCATACTCAAAGTGGGCCGGACCATTACAGTCCTTAGTGCAAGCACCAGTTCCTTCAGCGTCGCCCCAGATGAGCTTCCTCGTCACCTCACCATTGAGGGTAATCGTGCCCTCGTTAGTGCCGACAGCAGCATCCTGAAGCCTGGCTCGCGCCCACCACGTACCGCTAACATTCGTCTTGTCGGCGTAGGTTGCGGGGACCTCAGTCACCTTACAGGTCAGCGTCGCCTGATCGGCGTTGCACTCACCAACGACAGACCCGTCGTTCAAGGCAAAGGGAAATGATGCGTTCCAAGTGAAGGGTGCCCCACCTTCCGCAGGAACAGTCGAAACCGTGAACTGCTGGCCGACAGCTAGTCGCTCGGTGGTCCAGGTCCCGGCCACATTGACCTCGCTAGAGGTCTGTCGAGACGCGGACGTTGCCTTGGTGACCTCGGCCTTGATCTCAGGGGTGGTGTCGGCAGCGTAGGCCGCTGCCGGGGCAATCATCAGTAGTGCGACACCGGCTGTCGCAAGAAACTTCTTCATTGTGTTAATGGTCCTTTCGTAGTTATCCGGGCTGACAACATTTAGTGTATCTGACAGACTGAACAACTTACAAGGTATAACAGCGTGACTTTACTCACAGCATGATGAATACTAGGGCCACTTCTTCGCGCACCCAGTCATTCGGCCTAGGTGCAGGTGCAGGTGCCGGTTCAGGAGTGGGAGTCGGCGGCTCAGGTTGGGGCTGTGGTGTTGGAGGCACTACAACTGGCGGCTCAGGTTGGGGCTGTGGTGCAACGTATGCGTACTTACTAGCAAGGTCAATACCATCAGAGAGAACATCTACTGTCCCCGGCTCATCAAGGCTAATAACACGCACATAGTCAACAAGCATAGAGGAGGGATACTGTTCCTTAAACTTCGTCGCATCAACGTACTTGTCGTGCCCTTCTTCTGTGCCACCAGAATCCAGGAATTGGCCTCCAATAATATAAGACAAACGAATGATCCAACCATTCTCAGGATTAGTAAAAGGTGTCGGATCGTCCATATCAGAGTACCTAACTGTGTGGATGATCCGACCATCACAATAGAAGTGAATAAACTCATTGAGCTTAACAACACTATAAGTATGAAAGAAATCTTTAATATTGATTTTCCCTGCGGAACCAGACTTCTTAAAAGTTTTCGCAAACTGCTGGCTCTTAGTGCCAGTAGCGTCACCGGCGCGCGGAGTGTGAGTGTTCATCTGGTAATCATCGGACTGCCAGCCTTTAGCTTCAATGACATCAATCTCGCCACAAGCAGGCCAGTCACCTTTAGTGCCAGTCATCCAGATACCAGGCCAGGATGAGAAAGCATAGGGCATCTGCGCACGCACAGACAGAATAAACTGTCCCTTAGCCTGGAAAAGAACCTCACCCTTATCCGGCTTGCGCGTACTCACCATACCCGACAAGAATGGTGCCTTCTCAGCATCAGCACCCTCGGCAACAGTCCCTGTCAGTTTAAGGACCCCTTTCGTAACAGAGATATTTTTGTCCGAAAAACGCATCTGAGTGCCCTTATCGGGATTGAACTTACCCCAGGTGGGTGACCACATAGATGTATTAAGTGAGTCACCAGTGAAATCATCGAAGAAAATCTGCTTAGCCATAGGTGTATAGTATCATCCCCCTACCGAGGGTTAGTCGATAGGGGGATGAGTCCTCACGTATTTTGAACCCACGTGCAAGGCCGGTACCCGAAAGGACGAACCCTTCAGTTACCTATTCCTGAGATCAGAGGCGCGCTGTCTCAGGCCGATCAGTGTATCAGTCCTGAATGATATCGAAGTCTCCACCGAGTTCCATAAGGATGCTTGCGAGTTGCTGCGTACTGAACTTATCACCCCAAGTGCTCATCCAGTATTCCTCGTAATCATCATTACCAGGGATACCCTCTTCGACATGGGAGTAGTAGGCACCTTCAACTGTGATGACACAAGGCCCGATAGCGCACTGTTCTAGATCATATTCTTCGCCATCCCTGTCTTTGACTACGGTGGCAGACTTAGGCTTTTCTTCCTCAAGTTCGACACCCAGCTTCGGGGCAAGCACCTTCAGCAGCTTATTCGTAAGTTCGTCATTCAGCATTGTTCTCTCCCTTAAGTGCCCAGTCGAGGTCTTTATTGAGTCGTTCAAAGGTGTTGCACCACTGAGCGTCCTTAAGAACGGCCAGCAGGAACTTCTCCCAAAAGCGGTCACCTGGGAGACGAGCGAAATACTCGTCTTCTTCAATAATCTCTGTCGGCTCCTTGAACTCAGCGTCATGCAACCAAGTTGTGAATATGGGAAGGTTGATGTCGATTGTCGTGAGGTGGCCCCAGCCAGACCACCAGCCCTCGATAGTATAGCTTTCACCGAAACTGGTGGTAAAGGTGTACTTAGGGTGGTCAAGCATACCTGTGTACATACACAACTCACATGAACCATCCGTGTCCATGTAGGTATTTGAATCAAAGTCAGTAAGACGTAGCTTCATTTGTTTCTCCTTTCATGTTGACCTAATATCTTGCTCCCAGACTAGGACTCGAACCTAGTCCGACAGGGCCAAAACCTGCCGTGCTGCCATTACACTATCTGGGAACTAGATGCCACAAACCAAGCATGTGACTAGAGGCAATACTGCCCGTCGGAATGGTGAGACTTGAACTCACGGCCCCCTGGTCCCAAACCAGGTGCGCTACCTACTGCGCTACATTCCGCCCCGGGGATGCTATTCGGACGACAGAAACACACACTAAAAAGAGTCGTCCCTATGGTGCTACCACGTACGTGATCCCCGATCACGACGGCTGGTCCATCCTCTTGGCCAAAGAGGCAGGCGACAGGGCCTAATCATCCAGCATTGTCCAGCCGCTTGGTGGTCCCCTTGGTGAGAGTTGAACTCACACTCCTTACTGGAACCCGGGTTTGAGCCGAGTGCGTCTGCCTGTTCCGCCACAAGGGGTAGTGCCTCCCAATGTTCACCGTCCCTTGCTTGCAGGGTATTGAGAGGCTATTCAGTTGTGATGTGCTTAGTATATGTCCGCTCTTTCTGAGCTGTCAACCCTATACCGCGTGATGCGTGTCACTCTTCATAGTTGAGAAGTGTTGCTACCTGATCCCGATCACGCAAAAGCCTATAGATGATATTAGTGTCATGAAATAGTGCCAAGCCAGTAGCGCCTGGTGTAGCACGAACCCAGTACTCCCTATGGACCTTTAGGTATGCACCGCGCTCACGCATAACAATGATGCTTCCACGCCTTGCAACAAAGCAAAAGTCCCGACACGAGCCTATAGAAACAGGGGCACCCAGCCCATTATGATCGACACACCAGATGTTGAGAGCATCAATCGGAATGTCACGCAGCTTGCTGAGCTTTCCTTGTGTCTCTGCCCAGAGTTCACAAAACTCGTTGTCGCTCATGACTGCTCCCCAGGATCAATAATCACAGCGACATGCCCGGACTCGTCACTCTCAGCAGTGATGAACTTAAGAATGTCAAGATCATGGACCACACTATCCTCGCCCGTAGTGGGTTCAGTCCAGTTCTGATCGTTGATCTTCAGCCAGACCCCATGATCCTTAGTGATGATCATATTGCCCTTCGTGGTGATAGCAGCAAAATCTCGGCAGTCCAAGACTGTAGCCACTTCCCGTTTACCGAAACCTGTAACGTACCACACACTAAGACCATGGATACCTCAAATGTGCATCTTGACGTGGTTCTCTCGCGTCTTGTTGTAGAGTTCGAAGAACTCCTTGTTGTCGCTCATTCTTTCTCTCCTTCCATTTCAAGAATGATTGCTTGCTTATTGCTGTTGTTGATTAGATACGCAAGCTCGTAGCTGTACAGGCCAATCAGCACAACACTGTCGTACACGCGCCAGAGCTTGTTGCCCTTCTTAAATGTAATGCCATTCCACTTCAGCTTGCGCACCGTATCAAGGTCCACGTCGTCAACGACAGGTAGGTCATCCGGCTGTGCATTGTCACAAGCTGTATAAAGAAGATCACAGATTTCGCTCACGCTTAGCATCACATACTCCCTTCACTTTCCTTTAAGGCGACCAGAGTATCAATAAGAGTCACCATCTTATGCCAACCCAAATCAGGTCTAGGTGGCTCATCTGGATGTTGCTGCTCGCAGCTCTTCCTCCACCGCATATGTGCAAGAGCACTAAGCTCATTAATAATTGCAAGCTCACCCTTATCCATGATTTTCTCCTTTCTTCGGGGCTGATGTATTTATACTAATGCTCTCTACCGTCGCCTGTCAATTACTACCAACGTGACGTGTACCACATCATCGTGAGGGCAAAATAAGACCCCCGCATGTGGCGTCATGCAGGGGTCTTATCAGATGATCAATCCTCAAGTGTCGATACCTAGTGTACCAGAAGAAAACCAATCATGCCAAGGCAGGTGATAATCACCAGGAATAGGCCAAAGTCCAAGACAAAGCTATCCTTGCTGTTCATCCCGACAATGGCTATGCAGGCACAGAGTATGAACTAAGCAATGATTGCCACTAGTCTACACTCCTATTCCTGCCACCAACGAGTCAGCGACAGCATAGGGGGTTTCACCCAGGCGCAAGACGATGGAACTGAATAGTCAACTCACTGAAATCAATAATCATTCTCGGCTCTCCTTTGCTTCGACAAGGCGGTACTTAGCAATCGCGTAGTCGTCCTTCTCTTCACGGACGAACTGGCCAATGCGGCCAATTCCGCCCCAGCCCATCTTCTCAGACAGGTAAGCATGGACAATTTGGTACTTCTTGCGACCGCCGGTTTTGATGCTGCCAGTCTTCTTGTTGAAAATCACGTAGATTTCCTCAGCAGGTTTAGTCATTGTTGCCTCCACTCGTTTGCATGTCGATATCAGGAAGGATCGTCTCAGGACGGAAGGCAACCTTGTAGTGGAACGTGTCAACAGACGAGGAATCCATCTGCTCCACGAAGTAGGTGACATTATCTGAGATACCCAGATAGTGCTTCTTGAACTCACCCTCACCCGTCTTGCAGGTGACTTCGAGCTGCTGATCTTCCTTATCCTTCGTGATCGAGCACAAGCCTTCGATGCTCAAGAGGTACTTATCCGTGATGCCGTTAACGAATACGACACGGCGCATCACCTTGAAGTTATCACTGTCGTAGCTGATGTTGCGTGAAGCAGTATCAGCAGCATTGCACGCACCTAGCGACAGGGCCGCAGCAACCACAGCGACACAGCCAAGGGTCTTACTCTTCTTCATTCCTTGTTCTCCTCCTTCTTCGTAAATAGGCTCATAATGTCATGATCTTCCGAGTACTTCTTCAAGAACAGATTGTTAGCGACAGCCAGCAGGCCCAAAGGCTTAAGATCATTCTCCGTATCAAGGAAGAAGTCACCATACTTAACGAAACGGCTGTCCAGCAGTGTGTCCCCGTTCTTAACGTTCAGCACCTCTTCGAGCGCCTGGTTCTGCTGCTTGGCAATATTGTTCGACACCGGCTCTTGGAAGCTGACTGACATAGTCTCCTCCTCCAAGAGGTTATTGCCCTGGATGGTTTCAATGAAGCCAGCCATGTCCTCACAGGCGAAAGCATCATCAGCCGAGATAAACCAACTGTCATATGTCTTCACGAAGCTGAAAGTGCCTGCCTTGAAGAACTCAAGATCGGCAATCCAACCAGCAGGAAGCTCATCCAGAGCAGCCTCAAGGACTTCCGTGTTGTGAACCAGATCAATGTGATCTGTATCGACAGTAACCAGCATTACTTATTCTCCTTATCTTTTACGTAACGCCACACGCTGTCAGCACCATCGAGGATGCCAAGAACATGCGGATTCTTACTAAATGATCCAAACCAACCCAGATCGGAGTTACCAATAAGCCCTGAATGTAGTCTTCCTGCCACTTGTCGAACTGCTCCTTGCCAATACCGGCAATGTCAGCTTCCGACAGAGCGTTCTTGTAGCCGTACTCATCCGACAAGGCAACCTGTCGCACTTCTTCAAGCTTGTCGATAGCTTCCTTTTCACCGACAACGGTGAGGAAGACGTCTTCCTCAGTGCACGTCAGGCAACCGAAAACATGTGCAGTACGTTCTAAAGCCTTGCCAATGATGTCTTCTGGATCAGAAGAGCAGTACCTTATCTGAGCTGGGTGGCCCAGCTTGGCACCATATTCATCCCTCAGCATGTCATTAGCAAGAACATAATCAGCCCTACGAATGAACTGCGCCGCCAATTCAACTGGATGCCCACCAGATATGCAATAACGACAGCAGCCGCACCAACACTAGCCAGAACATCCGGCCAGATTTTTGTGCCTGTGATCGTTGACTTCCACCGAGCCAAGGCAGCCCATACAGCGCTAACAATCGACCACACAATAATGTTGAAAAACAATCACGAAAAGCTCCTTTCAATAGTAACTTGTTCATCAAAGGGGTCAACCGTAACCCTCAAAAAGTAAGCATACGGTTCTTCCCACATAGGAACCTCAATTTCAGCCTCAAAAGTATTGCAATCATCCCAAGCCCACTCCAAAGTATCAATAAGCGTATTTCGGAGGTATTCTGGCAAATCAGGACAAAGGTCAACAATACCCTCTGGTGAAAACTTAAGCTTTGGCATTTTTGGTTTGATGATCAGTACCCCTTATGAACTAGATGGGTGTGGTCGAGATTGCGTAGGATATGAATGAACATCTCAGCATCATTCCTCACGGCCCCGTAGCAGCTCATCCACTTATCTTCGCAGTGCATCCATTCAGCACCACAAACAGCAATGACCATCCCGCTACGAGCCTTCCACAAATCATCAGGCGTGGTGACAGTAAACCCTACAGGGTTACCGTCAATGTCCTTCAGCTCGACAGGTACCTTGTTGTCATGAGCAAGGTAATTGATCCTGACTTCATAGGCTTGTGAGTGAGATCAGTGTACTTGGTCAAAAGCTCCTCAATGTTCATGTTTTTCTTCTTTCGTTGTGTTGGTTGGTTGGTTGGTTGTTGTTAGCAGCTATAAACACGGTGGCCCGGCTCGACAATCTCAAACGAGTATGTACGACACAGCTCACTGAAGGTGTCTTCGCTGTAGTAGTTTCCCTTGTTGTCTAGCCAGTAGTAGGTTAGTTCTCCAAGGATCAAGAAGAAGCTCTTGTTCAGCTTTTCGACACGCACGCACGCACCACTGCTGAGCTTGTACAGAACATCCACTAGTTGTACCTCGCGATCATTGCGACACCAAGGACCATCACAGCCCCAGTAAATAATCTTCGGGAGTTTGGTGCGGGCACACATCATCTCAGCGAACTGCTCATGCGACAACTTCGCATTCGTGTACAGCACCCATGGCTTGTCATTCTTGTTGGTGACGAGCGCACGAAACGCCTCCATCTTGAAGTGGTTATACCCACTGTAATTAATAAGTGTCCCCGCTGGAATCTCCTTGCTGTTAAGGGTGATAATCTCACCCTTAGTGTCGATGCACGTGAACTCCGTGGACGACAAGGGCAAGGCGCTGTTATCGACAGCCCCCTGCAGCTCGGCGAGTGTGTCGTTGCAAGACATTGTTGTTTCTCCTTTGTGTTAGGCGTTAGGCGTTAGGCGTTAGGCGTGAAGAGGACATCGACAACCTGGTCCGGCTGCAAAATGTATTCCTCCATCTTTTCGATTGTGATGCTCTCACCCACTGCTCTTCGCAGTTAAACACCCATACGGTGCTAGTGGGCTTTCGCAAGAGGATGGTGGTGCCCAGATCAAGCAGGCGCTCGTATGCGATCCAACGGCCTGTTGAGATGCAGAACTTCATGATTTCTCCTTTCGTTTGTTGATGGTTTAAGTATAGAAGGGGAAGGGTCGTAGGTCAAGAGGATACAGTGTGACTTGACCCACCCTATTACCCCGTTACCCTCCAAATACACGGGCGGGTATGACACCTCCCCCCCACCTCCTCTCCCCAATAGCATATGATTTTCTATTTGTCAAATCGAGGCCCCAAAACCCGATGTGTCAAGTGATTCCTTCTCCCGACAACCCAATGGTCCTCAGACCAGACCCAGACGCATACCCGAACCAATTTCGTGACCCGGGTCACACAGTTCCCACCCAACACTCATCCATAACTTAGGTAAGCCTAACCTTACCATCGTGGCTCGCGTCACCTAACTTAACTTAGGTTCACCTAACTTACCTACCCACCACCTAACTTACCTTGCCCTTACCTCACCTCACCATCTGCAACAAACCACCACGAACTAGCATCAACCAACAACACGGGGCCCCCCAATTTTCGCCTCGCGAAATACCCCCCATTTTTTATTACACACAAATAAATTTATTTACACACAATCATGAATTTATTAACACACAATCATCTACGTAAATATCTACGTAAATAAGATGTTATTACAGACAAAGATATCTACTATTAATTATTTTATTTATATATTATCATTATTATTTATATATTAATAAAGTTAAATCCCGCATCAGCTGCGCTACGCGCGCGAGGCAGGCCCGCCTCACGGAATTAACGTCATTCTGACGATAACTATCCCCTCCCTGAATTGTCCTGACATTTCACCTAAGCCACTCTGAGCGATTTTTACCCCTACCCCTAGGCCAGGACACTACCCCCACCCTGAAAGTCGCTCAGAGACGCTTCTAGACCCCTTAAACGCCGTCCTACACCTCAACCCTCCCTGCCCTGTCGCCTCACCCTTGCGCACACACGCGCGTATAGCACACCAAACCCAACCATGCAACTTAAGCAACAAAGCTATCCACATTGTGAGATGTCAAGACAACTAGACACACCCTGTCGAACATAAGCCACACCCCCAAAGTGTTACCTGTTTCACAGCATAAAAACCTTGACTTTTTTCTTCCTTGTTGATAAACTGCCAGGGTCACCGCCCTAGGTATGTTAACCAACCAAAGCACAGACGCCGAGACCGCTATCCCGGGGCTGTCGAACGTAAACCAACAGCTTGACCCCGGGGCTGTCGAACGGGATAGGCGGGGGAGGCT